TACCCAGCACGCACGCACGCATGGCTTGATGAGACTGGGCAGGGCTGTGGTAGCACAGTTTGTATAGAGTGTGTGACCAGGGCGTGTAGGTCGTGCTGTGGCCTAGGCTTGCGTCGATGTGCGTAGTGTACATTTGTACACCGGGGGGCCCCAACTCCGAACTCGAACTCGGAACCCGCGCGGGGGGGCGAGAGGGTAGAGGTACTGGATAGCCCGCATCCACTCACTTACGTGATTTCCCTGACCCGGCCTGACCTAGCCGCACACCAGGGGGCCCCAGCGGACATGCGCTCAGACTGGGGGCCCAGCGTCCTCTGTGCGTCCACAGGGCAGCGCGTAAGGGCATGTTATCCCTCCTGGGTATCAGAGTACCCCCCATACGGACGACGGCGAAAAATACCGCGTTTTGTCGTGAACCGGGGGGTCCCCAATATCGTACTACTCTTGCATGCGAGTTCCTAGTAACGTAATCTACGGAGACGTTTGTCGGTTAGTTTGTCGGTTAGTTTGTCGGTTAGTTTGTCGGTTAGTTTGTCATTACATGTGTAGTTACATGTAAACGTCTCTGTTGCATTCCATTGCATTCTGTTGCATTCCATTGCAACTGACCGGAAAGTGGCCCCAACTGACCACTATGGAAAGAGGATGAAATGACTAAGGTTATCCACAACGGGGAAGAGAAGACCTTTAAGCGCGTTTACCTGAGGGGTGATGGCTGGGGGTACGCCATGATCCTGGTGGACGACTTAGGCCAGTGGTTCCAGGTCCGCAATTCCGGCGGGGAGTGGTCGACCACGGGGGACGCTGTCACAGAGGGAGAGGTTCGCAGGATGCTGCGACGGGGGTTATAGCAGTGTCAGCCTTCATTCAATTTCGATTCGGCAGTTCCGCCGGCCTGGATACCTATGAGATGACGAAGAGATCAAGAGATTCGCACGACGGAAAAGGACCACCTCTGGGGTCCCTTATCAGAGCTACCCAGCATGTCACAAACACAATCACAGGCTATACTGGATGTAACAAGGGGACCGTGTTGGTGGTCACCTTGCGTCGGCCCCAGGGCGTCATCGCCCGTTACCGGGAACCGCACGCACGACACCCCCGACACCCCCGCACGGGTGTGTTGGAACTTGTCATCCTGCTACACGATGAGTACGAGCGTTTTTCGAGGTTCCCGTCCACGGGGATGTTTGCCTTGGATGACAACGAAGGGCCAGAAATGCCTTTGGGAACTGCACGGTGGCTGAAGCCGTCCAAACCCTAAAAGGAAGTTGCATGAAGATCGAGGTCGGAGACCGAGTGATCGTTGATCCTAAGTATCTCGAGGTATTGCGTGATACTAGCCGAGACAAAGACGGTCGTCTGCAAGGGGCGGGCATTATGACGGTGGAGGAAATTTGTGTCCCAACGTATTATGAAACCTGGACGACGTACTATTACTGTTACAACCGAACAGGAATGGTGGTTTGTCTGGGGAGAAAATATCTTAAAAAAATTCGGGGAAGCGAGGGCCTGTTCGCCGTGAAGGGGTCAGAAGGGGGGCCTGGGGGATGAAACCGGACTTTGAGTGGATTGGTCAGGTATCGGAGATGTTCGCCAAGGGGGAATGTACCCGCGAAGAGGCTATACAGGTCCTTGGAAACTACCTAGAAGCTGACAATGACTCCATCGGTGAGTCCCTTGATCTGTGCAAGCAGTGGTGGCTAGACCTTAAGGATGACGACATACTGCCGCCTGATCTACCCGATCCTCCTGATGTGGATGTGGAGGAGGAGGGGTGAGTTACCAATACAATAGATTCCGAAATATCGAAGATCATGCGTCCGTACTGGAGGCCCTAGGACACGAGAACCAGTACTTTATCCAGGGGGCCCTGGAATGTCTGTCGGAAAAATGTGACTATTATGTCCTAAAGACCAAGAACCAAAGTGGGGTGTACATCGTAGAATACCAGATCGGGACGATTTACCGACAAGAGTCTAGTAAAGGACTGACAGCCGCTCTGGCGAGGGCGGTTTCCAGCTTGGACGCAATTCACCGTAGCGTAACAGCAAACACGGAGCAACAGAATGAAGAAAGCGACAGGGAAAGATAAGGCGTACTGGCGATTAAGCGAGAAGATCAGAAAAGCATTAGGTTGGTCCCTGGAACATCTCGATGCAGCTTGCAAGACATGTAAGGTGATTCAGGGAAAGCGTTACTCTTTCACACCTATCCATACCGAAGTCCTGAACGACATTCGGCCCACCATCCGAGTCACCCCCAAGGTCGGGTCATTCACCGAGGAGTGGTATCGCCATAATGAGGGCGGTCTCGCCTATTTCCATGTCCCTCCAAGGGACCTCGTTGCGGACATTGTCAATGATGCCGAGGACATCTAGGAGACAGCAATGCCCGTACTTACCCGTGAAGCGGTCGAGTCTATTCGACCGGAAGATTACCAGGAATACCAGAGCCTCATAGCGGCCCTCAAGGACACCGTACTTCACTACGTGGAGTCCGCAACTGAGATCGAGATGAAGCGTGAGGCTGCCAAGGTTGACCTGTTCATGGACCGCCACGGCAACGTGGACTGCTACGGTGAGGAACCTATGTGGATCAGGGTCCACCACATCCATGATCTGGATGAAGTGGCCGATGAGAATATGCCCGTGGACCGCAAGAAGAAGGCTATGGCTACTCCCCGGTTCGACCGTAAGCCCAATCTGTCCACCAACGAGTGCCTGCACGAGTACCTGAAGGACCTGCTCACACAAGAGCAGCGGAAGGATTTCGTAGTCCAGAAGATTCTAGACAAATCGCCGGCGAAACCCCAAGAAGGAACCGTTAGTCTATCAGACAGGGGTGGCAAGGAAGCCATGTCGCCGGGGTCTGGTCATGCCGGTTAAGAAGACCACTCTCCAAGGGGCCGAGTACCTTGATTACTGGGATGATATGTTCGGGGAAGACTGCGTGCATTATCTCCAAGGGGCGGGGCCGTTCAGACCCTGTGCCTTCTGTGGCCTTCACTACAAGCACTCCGATCCCTGCCAGGAACTACAGGACTCCTGGAATACCATGGACTTCGGAAAGCACCAGGGCCGGCATATCAATGACGTACCCACCGGCTACTTGGAGTTCTGTATCACCAAGGGCCTTAAGTCAAAGGAGGATCGCTACCGATGGCTTGAGGAACTTCGGAAGAGGGACGACAAGTACAACACTGCGATCTGGCAGCGTAGAGCCGAACTAGGAGCGTATCTATGAGTAAGAAGCCTGACTATTCCTATCAATCGGGAGCTCTTCAGAAGATCATCGAGAAGCGGTCCTCGGGTGGGAGAGTGTGTGCCTGTGCCCCCACGGGGGCCGGCAAGACAAGGATCATTACAGAACTTTTTAGTAAGGAGCTTAGTAATGGAGGAAGGCCGATTGTTTATACGCATAGACGGGTGCTTCGAGAACAGCTTTCAAGCACTCTGGCAAGGCACGGTATTTCCCACGGAATCCGAGCGAGTGGAGTTAACGCGAGTCTTGGAGAGGATGCGCAGGTCTCCAGTGTCCATACCGAAGCTGCCCGAGCCGTTTCAGGAGGGAAGTGGCCCCTCCATGCCGCAACCCTCGCAATCTACGACGAATGTCACGCTGTCAAAGGGAAGACTGCTCAGGCGATTATGGAATTCCATAGTAAGGCCGGGGCATACCAAGTCGGATTCTCAGCAACCCCAGTCGGACTCAAAGGGTACTACATGGAGATAGTGCACTTGGTGTCTAGCTCCGAGTTGAGGGCCAAGGGGGTTATCGTCCCCTGCGAGGTGTTTGCCCCCTCAGAGATCGACATGTCTGGAGTCTCAGAGTCAGGGGATGACTATGTTCAGGAGGCGATGCGAGAGCGGTTTAACACGGTAAAGAACTCCGTAATCGGGGACATCCACAAGCACTACCTGAGGCTCAATCCTCTGAGAGCTCCCACTGTCCTGTTCGCGCCAGGGGTCCCCGAGAGCCGATGGATTACTGAGTATATGAACCACGCTGGCGTGTCCTGTGTTCACTTGGAAGCTAAGACCAAGGACGCAGTCCGAAATAAGGCGTTTTCTGATCTTACGGACGGCTCCATCAACATGATCTCCAGTTTTGGGATCATCAATGTGGGGTGGGATTGCCCCAGGGTTTCCCATGCCATATTCTGCCGGCCTACCAAGAGCGTGGCTGTGTACCTCCAGTCTGTAGGACGTATTCTCAGGGCCTCCCCAGGCAAGGACCACGCCACACTACAGGACCACACAGGCTCCTGGTATGAGCTAGGGAGCCCCAACGAGGACCGCCATTGGGAGATTGGAGACACCGCCAGGAAGATAAGATCGAAGCGACGCAAGAAGTACGAGTCGGCACTGGAGAAGGAATCGGAGCCGGTTCGCTGCCCATCATGCTCGAGGCTTTGGAGGCGGTTCCCGACAAAGTGTTTATGTGGCCACAAGTTCGGAAAGTCCCAGCGTCGAATCATCCAGGTGGATGGGAGGCTCGTCAAGAAAACCGGGGCCGTCACAAAGAAGCGTAAGCTCAAGCGGGACAGTCAGTTCATTCGGTCGGGAATATGGGCGGCTTCTAAGTGTAACATGACTGTCGGCCAGGCCTTTGGTATCGCCGTCAAGGCCAAGCGTGAGTACTACGGCAAGCCCCTTGATCTATCCATCAATATCCGTCGAGATGACGTGGATATCTACATCCCACTGAAGGATGACCCGGACTGGCACAAGAAGGCCGCCGAAGTCTACCCGTGGACTAAGAAGAGAGCTTCCTAGACGGCCCACGCTGAATCCGCTCCTCAGTAACTGTGGTGTCGTCATCGATGGCAATCACGCTACGACCGAGGGCTTCAGCCACGACTGCCGTGGTGCCGGCGTTGGAGTACGGGTCCAGAACGGTATCGCCGGGGTTGGAGTAGAACTTGATGATCCGAGCCATGAGGTTCTCGGGAAGCTGAGCCCGCCCGGAGGCCACATGTTCCTTTGAAGTTCCGGTCACCCTTCCCCAGTTGGGGCCGTCCGGGGGAATCCCCCACACACGCCCAGGGGTCCTTGTGGCCTTGCTGCCCTTCTTGGCTCCGCTAATGAGGACCGAGTCTATGTTCTTGGTGTAGTTCTCAGTGTCCTTAGCGTAGACCAGCAGGTGAGTTCTGCTGTCGTTGAAGTTGTGCCTGTCGTTCTTGCCGAAGTCGTATAGCCAATTGATCCAGCATACTCGGGACATTCCAGCTTTATCCTCCAAGTCGAGCCATAGCTTGACCAACTCGTCATCACCGTGAAGCACCATGACACCCTGGCACACTTTCCAACTTAACATAGTAGCGGCACGGATGTTATACTTGTACTGTTCCTCGTTTACTCGGAGCACTTTTGAGGGGTCATCGTCCGGGATGTCATAGGGAGGTGGATCAAGAAATACCAGATCAGGCAAGCTATCCCGGTCTAGGTGGCTCATCGCCGAAATGCAGCTTCCCTCGATTATTGTCGTCTTTGGCATTCTTGGGCTCCTTGGTATTCCAGCGTCCACCCCTATAAGCTAACTGATCCCCAGCGGTTTTACATTTATTACATCGCCGAGGTCTCAGGCCGGGTTTAGATAATATCTCACGTTTGCAAGTAGGACAAGTCCATAAAGATGATGCATGCATAGCTGTTCTTCTCCATACATCTTAGGCCGAAATACCAAGGTGACAAGTCATGTCCGAAGAATTGAGCCCACTAGCTCCTGGCGACGAGTGCATGAAGCTGCTAGACAACGGGTGGATGATCCAACTGTTCATAAACCAGAATAACAAATATACTGCTGTGGCGATACCGCCCTCGATTAAGAATGAAGTTGAGGGGCAAGTGGAGGATGACGAAGGCTCTGAAGAATTCATGATCATCGACGCACAGGAGAACTGGATCGTAACAGGCCAAAGCCCCACATCCGTTCTAAGGAAACTAACCGACTCCGCCTTGTTCGGGAGGAAAGAATGATTGCAAGAGACCTGCTCGATGCTAAGAAGAGCGACCCGTTTAAGTTGTGGCAGTTCCGCATGGAGAAGGACGGAACCTGGAAAGACATCCTAGAGGACTTCAAGAGTATTCAAGAGGCTACAGGGGAGAAGGGGTTCTCTTCCATTATGCACAAACACGCTAAGGACCATGGGTATGATGGTGCCGCGAAGGAGCGTGAGTTGTTTCGTAAGTATGAGGCACTTGAAGATGCTCTCCAAGAAGGCGGCGACCTGAGAACCGAGGCGTTGCTGGAGTTTGAGAAGATCGTGTCCCGCCTATCAGACCGCGTCTCCTCCAAGAAAGAGAACAACTGGATTGCATCCCATGCTGCCATGAGGCGGAAGGCCCTGACGGGGGCCAAGGCGGTCGTGCTAACTATAGACGACATCACCGATGCCCCCTCACAGGCGGCTGTGAATAAACTACAATACTGGGCCAATGAGCCTAAGGAGTTCTTTAAGGGGCTCCAGGCCGCAGAGAAGCCGGCCCCTCCCCCTGCATCCAAGAAAGTTCAGAAGGATGAGGCCGAGAAGGTAAAGATCGACCCTACCGCCAAGCAGTGCCGGGAAATGCTAGAGGCTTTCCTGGGTGACGGCGTCTCCCTAGAGGAATAGACCTCCATGGCGTTTAGCAAGTACTACGAGAGTTTTCTTGCCAAAGGCGGCGATGAATTCGCCAAGAACCTGACGCTCCGGGCCGAAATGCTCAATAGGGCAGCTAACGAACCAGTGTTCCAGAAGGGCCTGATTGCGTCTTGGCAGAAGGACATCTTGTTCTTTTTCATATCCGCATGCTGGCTATACGAACCCCGCAAGAGGTACGTCGACGGCAAGCGTCTTCCCAATGTAATCCCGTTCATCCCCTGGAAGCACCAAGTCCCGATCATCCAGAAGGCTCGGGACGTGATGCAGTCAGAAGAGGGTGGAGACCTGGGCATCGAGAAGTCTCGTGGCGAGGGGGCCTCCTGGATATTCTGTCTGATGGCAATGCACGACTGGCTGTTCGAGGACATGTGTTCTATCGGTATCATGTCCCGAAGTGAGGCCGCAGTCGACGCAACCGATGACCCGGACACGCTGTTGTGGAAGATTAACTGGGCTATCGAATCATTACCGCAGTGGCTAGTGGGAGATAAGACGGGTCCGGGGGATAAACCGAAAGACTGGACTCGTAGTGTAAGCAAGCATACGATCACTAATCACCAAAACGGTTCCCAGATAGTGGGGGCGTCTGCTACTGGAGACACGTTCCGTGGCGGGCGACGGACCTGGATCATGTTTGATGAACTCGCGTCCTTCCCTCGTCCTCTAGACCACGAAGTCATGGCGTCCATTGAGCACGTAACAGACACTAAGGTTCTTATCTCCACTCCCAAAGGAGCATCCGGTGAGTACTACCAAATCATGCACAGGCCAAGCAATATGGTTAAGTTGGTATTCGACTGGAAAGACAACCAGACCAGGAACCAGGGGTCGTATAAATTAGTTCACGGAAAGACCGTCCCGTTGGAGGGACATACACTGGCGGCAGATTACGATCCGCCATCCGAGGACGTCAAGGACATGTTCTCCCGACTAAGGGCCAAGGGTTTCAAGCTAGAGAACAAGGCCCGTTCCCCCTGGTACGACAGGCAATGCGATAAGCCCGGCGCAACTCCACAATCTATCGCACAGGAGCTAGACCGGGATTATGGCGGCTCCGTGCATCGTATTATGGGTGATGCGTTCTTTAAGAAGGCCCGGTCGACCGTCATGCCCCACAAGGTTGAGGGCGGTCTCACCTATGACCGTGGCACAATGAAAATGAACTTTCAGGAGACTAAGAATGGTCCCATAAAGATTTGGTGTAACCTCGACCACTCGGGGCGTCCGCCGATTCGTCCTTACGTCGTAGCGGCAGATGTTTCGTCAGGTCTTGGTGGCTCTCACACGTCGAACTCTGTCATCCAGGTGATCGACCTGATCTCTATGGAGCAGGTGATGGAGTACACGACTAACATCGTAGAACCCTCGGTATTTGGGGAACAGGCAGTAGCCATCTCTAAGTGGTTTCACGAGGCATACCTTGCTTGGGAAATCAACTACGGCGGTGGGTTCGGTAAGCGGGTGAAGGACCTGAACTACCCTAACGTCTTCATGCGTACAGCGTGGACCAAGAAGGGGCGTCGAAAGACCAAAGAGATTGGCTGGCACACTAACCCTGCCAGTAAGTCCGCTGGGTTTGCTGACATGATACGGATGGTAGAGAAGGGCGAAATTAAGATTCGCTCCGAAGCTCTACGGCAGGAATGCAGTGAGTATGTGATGATCGAGGGCAAGATAGAGCACCTCACTGCCAAGAAGAACCCGAGCGACACCACCAAGGGCGAGGCCCATGGTGACAGAGTAATGGCGTTCATGGTCAGCGTCCAGGCAGCAATCGACAGGCCCACGGGGTCTAGTGTGAGCCTGGGCCAGACATCCGCAAACCAGGGTCATATCCCACCCTGGACTATGGCGGCTCGGATGGCCGAGTGGGACGACAATAAAAAGAGTGACGACTGGGATGAGGTCGAAGTAGGAAGGATGTCAGGACAACAATGGACTTGAGAAGCGAACCAGTTTACGACGAAGAAAGACAGAAGATTATTCTCCCTGCCAGTTCCCCAACGGAGCTCAGGCCGGGATCAAAAAGTAAGGTACACCTCATGGCAGAACGAGACGCCGTGGGGGAGAATATACATCACCCCGACGACCTTGTCTGTAAGGGGCAAGACAAACCAGGAGTAAGCCATGGAAGGTAAATATACAGGCGATAAGGACTATCGAGGCCAGATGGGCGCAGGCCGAGGGGATGACTTCAAGCCGAAGGGAATGAAGGACGAAGAGACCAGGGGCCGTCTCATGACAGCCGTATCGGGTTCTTATAAGAAGCTGGAACCGTTCCGCCGACTAATGCACACTCTAGTAGAAGAGTATGCCGGCTCCTCGTACGGCACCGGTACAGGTCCCCGTCATGAGATATACCTCAACCTGATGAATCAGGCAGTCGAGGCGTACACCATGAGCCTAGCCGCAAACACGCCCCGTATTCTGATCACCACAGAGTACGAGCAGATGCGGCACTTCGCTACGACGTTCGAGCAGGCTTGCAACAATTTAATGAAGGAAATCCAACTCGAAGAGACAATTCGCCGTTGGGTGCTGGATGCGTTCTTCTGTGTTGGTATCGTCAAAGTGCACATGGCCGACTCGGGTCAGGTGGAGATCGAGCAGGACCTCTGGATGGACCCAGGCAAGCCCTTTGCCAGTAATGTGGCCTTGGATAACTTCGTCTTCGACACCGGTGCGAAGAAGTGGTCCGAGATTCAGTGGGCCGGTGACAGCTACCGGGTGCCGTTCAATGCCCTTAAAGATTCAAATATGTACGATCAGAAGGTAACCAAAGAGCTCTCGCCGACATCGAAGTTCCAGCAAGAGGAGTCCCGCTTGGAGCTAATCAGTCGCGGACAGGTTACTGATCCAGACGAGTACGAGCCCATGATCGACCTCATGGACATCTGGATTCCCCGTGATGGCAAGATTTACACGTTCGCCATGGACCATGTCAAACGTTTCGAGAACCGGCATGCGCCGCTTGCCGAGATGGAATGGAACGGCCCGGAGTTCGGCCCGTACCACATTCTGTCGTTCAATGACGTGCCTGAGAACATCATGCCGTCCAGTCCAGCCGGGCATCTGAACAACCTGTCTAAGTTGGCGAACAACATCATCCGCAAGCAGGGCAAGCGGGCCCGTTCCGCTCGTCGCATCCACACGTACCCACCGGCTTCCCACCAGGACGCCCAGGCAGTGCAGCGGGCCGGAGATGACGCCTGGGTGAAGGTCCAGGAGAACGGTGAGCTACGGGATGTCCAGATCGGTGGGGTTGACGCTGAGAACCAAGGATTTCTTCAGGGCGTCATTCAAATGTTCGACCGCATGGCGGGCAATCTCCAACTTCAGGCAGGCCTGGGGGCGTCTGCTCCGACAGCCCGCCAGGAGCAGCTTGTCGCCCGTCACGCTTCCAAGAAGGAAGCGCAGATGCAGCACCGTGTCATCAAGGGAACTCAGGGGCTGATTCGGGACCTGGGGTTCATGTTGTGGCACGATAACGTCCGATCCACTCCAGGTGAGTATGCCATCGAGGGCATGAAGGACGTGATCATCAAGGCTGACTGGACCCCGGAATACCGGGAGGGCGACTTCTTTGACTACAACATGGACATCGATGTCTACTCCATGAGCTACAAAAGTCCCAAGGATCGTATCGGAAGCATAGTCGAAGTGGTCGGCTTGATAGCACAGCATCAGGAATCCCTCCAAGCGTCTGGGGGTCGAATTGACTTGCAACGCCTAGTTGAACTATACTCTGAACTCACTAATGAGCCTCGACTTAAAGAGGTCATCACATTCGAGGGCGGGATTGATAATACACAGATGGGCAACGGTCCTCAAGGGGCTGGAGCCAAGCCGCCAAGCACCCCGAATGAGAGTATCAGGCACAACATCTCCAGTAATGCAGAACAGGAACTGGGGCCAATCAATGGTCCGGGACCAGAAGGTGCACCGCAAGAAGAAGTTCCTGTCGCCTAGGATTGCGAAATGGCGAGCCTGGAGAATAGCCTCTACGGCATGGAAGAAACACCTGATGAGGTGTACCGTGCTCTATTGAGACTCGAAGGCCGTGATCGCAACGTAAAGCTCGTCCCGCTTGAGGGGGATCACGAGCTAGTCCAGGAGCACATACGCAAGAAGTGTCTCGAAATCCGTGAGTACCATAAGGAGCGTCTACGGAAATCCGGCCTGGGAGACCCTGACCGTATTGCCGAGGCCGGCGTGAGGCGGGGACTGGAATTCGAGGAGATCGTCAGACATGAGCTAAGACATGGGAGAATTGAGTTATGACGTACAAGTTCCGCAAGGACTGCGGTGAGATCATCGAAGTGGACTACGACACGATGATGCGAGCCAAGGACGGGTTCCTTGAGCTAGATAATGGCGAGTGGGCCAGACGCTTCCATGAGGGAGGTAACATCCGCAGGACCATCAAGGAGCCCTCTAGCTCTACGCCTAAGACCGTTTCGTCAGCTATGGGGTGTCCTGAGTCATCTGTAGATGATTGGCGTGAACATGCCCGCCTAGGGAACCACGACGTCGAGTTCGTCCCTGATCCCCACGAGCCCACGTTCTACAACGCTGTATTCGAGTCTGAGCGGGAACGTGAGAAGTACGTCCGGGCCAGAGGGTTCTTCGATAAGAACCCTCACAGCGGAAAGGCCCTCAGTCCGCTGGACCTAGAGAAGGCCAAACAGAGGGTACTTGACCAGTACGGAAAACCGACGTAGTAATGTTTTCATTTAGGGGGCTTGTCAAGGTTCCCAAGTATGCTACTATTCCGACGTCGGTAAAATTTAATTGTACGGTCATGGCGTACTAGACGGGGGTGGCGTAGTGCCAGTGTCGTCTAATCCATGTGTTGAGTCGCTCCCCTGGTGGTCTTCCGTCAGGGGCGTGGATGGACCCACTGCGGTGGGCGGAGGATACCACGTTAAAAACACGGAGGGCGACCAAGCGACGACTCGTTCCGGCGGAGGGGATTCCCTTTCTCGGCAGGGTGTATTAAGTCTACTAGGGCTTACTGCACTCTGATCTGTTCCAACAGAGGAAAAGGTGAGGATATGACAACTGAAAACGCGACCCAGTTCCTGGCTAGTATTGCCGAGCAGAACCCCGATGCCATACTTGCGGACGGGTTTGAAAACGCCATTATTGGAACCTGTCATCGGTTCGGCCAGGAGCCTGTGGTTGCCTACGACTACGAGAAGTGTATTGAAATACTCATGAAGGACCTGAGCCGGGAAGCCGCAGAGGAGTATTTCCAGTTCAATATCATTGGGGCCTGGGTGGGAGAGTACACTCCAGTTTTCATCTATAAGAGCTAAGGTCCTACCACGATGACTCTCTGGTCACACACCTAACTGCCGTCTATCTTTGGAGTTTCGGTGTTTACGTTTGTCTGATAGAATAATTTCTTAGAGAGAGCCTGTTAGTCTCTCTTAGCAACATTACCCAGCAACAACATTACGAGGCGCGCAATAATGTCAGAAGAAAGCACACAACAAGCCGTGGCAGAAGAAGTTGACAGCCCCGAAGTCGCTCAGGCCAACAGCGAATTTGAACTCTCCGAGCGGGAGATGGCTATCGCTCGTGGCGAAGACCCCGATATGATAGAAGCTTCGGAAGCTGCTCCTGAGGAGCCCGCTGCCGAAGAGAACACGGACCCAGAGCCTGAACCCGAAAAGCCTGAGACGGATCAGTCGCCTGACTGGGCCGGCGACGACGCCCGAGAGATTTCCGAGGCATACGGACTCGACATATCGGACTTCGACTCCGAGGCGTCATTCAACGCCGCCGCAAATGCGTTCTCAAAGAAGTTCGCCGAAGTGGGCGACGAAGAATTAACCAAAGAAACACCCGAAGAGACCTCCGAGGAATCTTCGTCCTCAGAGGAGGACTCTCCTGAGGACCTCACAGGGAAGTTTAATGAGCGGGTTGAGACTCTCAGAGAAGCTGGATACGAGGATGATGTCCTCGATCTTCTAAGAGACCAGCATGAAGCGGTCATGACGGAGAAGCAGCATTCTGAGGAGCTCCGCTCTCAAATGGAACATCTTGTCGAGAGACAACAACAAGATGACCTCGACCGGCAGGCGGCAGACTTTCATAGCCTTGCCGACACTCTCGATGAGAGCCTATTCGGACAGACGTTCGAAGACGGCAAGTTCACAAACATTAGCAAGGAACATGACGCTAATAGGGAGAAGCTCTGGAACGCCATGGATGTCATTGCTAATGGCATGGTCCAGCAAGCTGTCAGGGAGGGCAAGGAACCCCACCTGCCGTCCGATAAGGCACTAGCCGAGCTTGCGCTCAACATGGAGTTCGGCACCGATCTTCGCGGTCGGGCTGCTAAGGATGTCTCCCGCAAGGTACAGCAGCAGTCTAACAGGCGTCGTCCTGTTGGTTCCGCTAAGGCGTCCGCACCCTCGGCCACACAGCAGACCAAGGAACGGTCGGTCGAGGACATCGCTTCTGACCCACGATTCGAAGAGTTCTTCAAGAATTAACACAGGGCTCAACAAAGGAAAACATAGATCATGGCAAATCAACGAGATGAAGACGCCCTTTTTGCGGGTAAGCAGAGAGAGTTAACAAGCAAAGAAAAAAGGGCTCAAGCCAAGGCCTATCCTAAAGGTCAGAAACAAAAGATAGAGGAAGCGGCGGCCAGCCGAAAAGCAAAGTCAGACGCCACTGCTCAAAGGGCGAGAGACAGAAAGGCCGCTGCCGCCAAGGCAGCCGCCGGTCGAACTTCTTCGAAAAGATACGGGGAAAGAGGTCCTATAACTGGCAAACCGGGACGAATTGGTCCTGCTGATACATTGGCGAACCGGCTTACCCCACGCCAAGGTGTGCTAGGTAAGGCAGAAAGTGGCCCAGACCCTGCCAGGAAGGCCGCCGCGCCCAAGCGTCGTTCTGGAATCGCTGAACAAGCGAGAACGGCTAAAATTAAAATGGATGTCGAAGACAGAATGGCTAGCAAGGCAGAAAAGGCCAGATTGATTTTAGAACGAGAACGTAAGCAGAGCGGCGGTTAAATAACGCAAGATAACATAAAGCTCAACAGCAAGGAAAACGCAATGGCGGCTAAGAAAAAACCGAAGTACGTAAAGAAACTGATGGTGAAGACGGAGAGAACAGACATTCCAGCAGATGACTCTGGAACCACGGATTGGCAAAGGCAGCAGCAGGAAGACAGGAAACCTGGAGAGGAGCGAGCGAGGGCAGCCCCTGCGTCAAAGAAACAGAAAACAACGAAAAAGAAAACTGAGGCTGCCCCAGGAGACAGTATGGATAAAAACCAAGCCGAGGCCGGCAGACGGTTGAAATCGCAGAAGTGGACAAAGAGAACTAAAGACCTAGAAGATTTAACTGGCTTTCGCGGACGCAGTGGCTAATACAAGCTAAACACAAGGAAAGCACAATGCCAAATCCCGGCTATGAAGACATCCCCGGCTCATCCCCGAGAAAGAAGCTGGCGGCTGCTAAGGCTGCCCGCGCGGCGGGCCGGCAGGCCGGCAAGAAAACGGCCAAACAGAAGTTATCCGAAGCCAAGTTCCGAGGCAAGCCAACCGCCGCACAAAAGACAGCAGCGGCAACTGCCAGACGAAATGCCCAGAAGGCCGCAGTCGAGGCGAGGGCGAAAAAAAGAATTAGAGCGGCAGAGACGCCGGAAGATCGAACTGCTCGAGCCAGGGCCGACTACGCCAAGGCCACACGCAGGCCGGATCCAGCGGATCGCCGGTTGTCTAGCTGGACGGACCAAGGTAAGACTATGGACCGCAAGGCAGAACAGGCCAGATTGATTTTAGAAAAAGAAAAGAAGCGTAGTACTTAACATTTTATTCGTTTACCTGACTTGGCGATCTGTTTTCGCTAACGACGGTACTTACTAACTAGCCCTACATTGTAGAAGGAATTACAAGATGGCTTTGACACCAGACCAAATCGACGATTTTGTCAATTTGACATTATCGCTCTTTAAGCGTCATAAGTGGACAGACCTGTCCCTTGAGCATCAAGAGTATATCGCGTCGTCGATTATCACCGACAAAAACGTGCAGGAAAGAGGCGGCAAGGATATTGCCTTCCGCATCAAGCATAAAAATACAGGTAACTCCCGAAACACCGGAATGTTCGCCCAGGACATTACGGCTGTGGAAGATGTCACCGTGAACGCAGCAGTCCCGTGGGCTATGCAGACTACCAATTTTAGCTATGATATCTACGAAGACTTGTTTCAAAGCGATAAAGAGACCATTATCAAAGAGCTCGTCCTGCGTGAGCACGATGCACTCAGCGATATGGCCGAACTGAATGAAGAGAATCTTTGGTCGGCACCGACTGGAACCACGGACACGCGCCCGATGGGCATCCCGTTCTGGATTCAGAAAGACGCCACGACCACGGTCGGCGGTGGCTTTAATGGTGGCGATCCTACTGGTTTTACCGCCGGTGCGGCGGGTGTCGATGCTGATACCTACCCCCGCTGGAAAAACTGGACGTTTGGGTACACTAACGTGGCTACGGACGACTTGGTAAAGAAGGTAAAGAAATCCTTGGCCTTCACCAAGTTCACCCCGCCCGTTCCGCACCCGGAGCTCGGATTCTCGTCCCCGAGTCACTGTATCTACACCACGTACCGAGTGCAAGAGCCGCTGGAGCGACTGGCGGAAACTCGCAATGATAATCTTGGTACTGATGTGGCGAAGTACATTAACTCGACTGTTATCGGTGGTGTGCCGGTCAAGTGGGTTCCCTACTTGGAAAGCAACGACACCTCCGATCCGCTGTACGGCATCAATTGGAAATACTTCCGCCCCGTCGTCAAGAAGGGTGCGAATATGCGTCGCAACAAGCCGAAGGCTGCTGCGAAACAGCATACCGTTAGGGAAGTCCATATTGATAACTGGATGAATTATGTCTGTTACAACCGCCGAGCCATGTGGGTTGGGTCCAAGTAACAGAAGATGATAACCGCTAGGGGTTAGCAATTCCGCTAGCCCCTAGCATTTACTTTTAACTCCGTGGTTTAGGAGGAGTTTAAACTATGTTTGGTTTCTTACCGCACAATTTATTTACTAATCATTTAGGCCAGAGTACCTCTGGTCTTTCACCTCGTCTCTGGAGTCAAGTCTCTGGAAACATCATGTCGTCTGATGGAACGAAGAGATTGTTCCTGACCGGAGACGATTTCTCGTCAGTGGATAACAGTAACACATATACTGAAATCTCAGGCGATTTGAATTATGTAGGCTACATCGATACCGGCGGAACGATCCTGGGTGCAGCCGACCAAAAGGGCGGCGTGGTTAACATTCTCGTGGACGCTTCTGGTGCCAATGAGGAAACTGGAATCGAATGCGGCGACGGTGTGCAGCAGTTGGGTCAAATTTCTGACACTACCGCAGATGCCCACATGACGGCATTCGAGTGCCGAGTGAAGATCAGCACGATCACGGATGGTGCAGCCTCTATGCTGGCTGGTCTGGCTGGTCCTGGTTCAAACGATGGTGACGTACTCACCGACACGAGTGGAATTCCAACCGCTGCCAATCATGGCATTGGCTTCAACATTAAAGCGGACGATGGCGATGCCATTGACTTCTTTTATGAGGCGGCTGGTCAGGCTCGGGTGGATGTCATCGAGGGTGTGGCTGTTCCGGTTGCTGATACGTTCGTTAAGTTGGGGTTCCTCTACGATCCCGACGAAGCGACTTCCAAACGGATCAAGGTATACGTCGATAATGTCGAGCAATCGACATACGTTACGGGAACGAACATCGCAGCGGCGACGTTCCCCGACGCCGAGGCTCTGACGGCGGTATTTGCCACTAAGGGTATCACCGCGACAGCCGCTACCTTGGGTGTTGATTGGTGGGCCTTTGCCCAGGTCATAACGTAATGTAATGTTGCGCCGGGATTACGCTGCCCGGTTAATTGCGCCGGGGGGAAGCGGTCTGACGAGACCTCTCCCCCCTTTTTTATAGCGACAGCTTATGTATGAATACCACGCCAATCTAGTTCGAGTAGTGGACGGAGATACTGTAGACGTTCGCCTTGATCTAGGGCTCGGAATTTATAAGAATGAACGCTTACGTTTGCACGGAATAGATGCCCCCGAGAAGAGAGGTGAAGAAAGAGTAGAAGGTATCGAGGCCACTCGTCACCTGGAGCTTCTACTAAAAGGACCCCTACTGGTCCAGACCATTAAAGACAAAAAAGGCAAGTACGGTAGATACCTTGCGGTAATATACGACCAGGAGGGGGTCAATATAAATTCACAGATGATCGAAGACGGACACGCAACATTATACGAATAGGAGCGCGATTATGGACATGCACCCCACGGACTATGAGCAGTACATTAAGATTACAGGCCGAGAGCCAACGGCAGAGGTGACCGAAGCATACACTAAATTAGTGAACGTACGGCACATGTTTAAGAACGGACCTATCGGGTTCGACATGCTCATCAACATGGTAGCCCGCCTAGGAATCAAGTTCCGGTCAGCACCTGGAAAGAAAGAGCTACACTCTGTAGCCGACTGGGACCTTCTTCCCACAGACGGTAGTATCCTGGTCGAGGTTCGCATGAACGGAGACTGGTTGCCGGCCAAGTACCGAGGGAAGATTGCGAGCGGCACCCTCGGCGTCGAGATGATGGACGAACCCGGCAGGATTGTCGAGCTAGCCCGAGCAACTAAGGACCTCGTCCGGGTTGTGCAACAGGGCACGTTCGCCAGAGAGAACGAAGCCAAGAAGGACATTACCGCCGCCGCCGCTGAGTTCGATGAGTCGCAATACATCGCAGACATCGAAGAAGATCCAACAGAGGACTTTGTTGATCCAGACCCGCAATTGGTCGACATCGACCTGGATAGCACGGACTGGAACAGTGTGTCCCAAGGTGACGCCGTGTACATCGAGAACGAAGATGGTTCGTTTGCGGAAGGAAAGTTCGCGGCGGTAACCACAGTCAAGATGGACGTAAAGGGTGAGACTCGGGAGTTCGTTAAGGTTCTGGCTACGCCCCATGGGGACAGTGGGCCTGGAGAATACTTCGAGGAACAAGTCACTCTTGCCGACCTCTCCGCTGTCGCCGGCCATGAGTAGGAGAGCGTCATGTCCTTCATTCCAAAATCCCAGACAGTAAATGGAGTTTAAATAATGAGAGAATTAGCCCAAATGACGTTTACTCGTCATGTGCGTGTTGCCGAGGCTGATGGTGCCAAGAGCAACATCGAACTATTCGCATGCCCTGGCGACTCAAGACTCGTTCTCACCAGTGTTCGCGTAATGGCCGACAACGCCAATTCAGTGGATGTAGGGGTTCAGGTTGGGTTCGGCACCGCTGCCGTTCCGACGCCAGCATTGGCAGAGAATGACGGAATTGCGTTTGATCACCCTGGCGTTAGCAAGGGTGGTGGTGCTGTGGTTAATAATCATGGTGAGCCGATAGCATACGGCGCGGCTGACGAGGACTTGAGGTATACATGCGAAGAGGCTACCGGAGGCAGCATTTCAATTATAGTTACCGGATACATAGACGCTTACACGTAAATAAAAGGAACAAAAATGCCTAGTTACGAGAAACTAAGAGCCGAGCTAGCGGATGATCCGTTGGATCGCGGCTATTCGTCTATGTCCGACGAGGAAGCTGCCGCCGACCTACAAGCGGAATATCGCAGTGACCTCCAGCCTGTCCCTATGGCAAGCGTTGTACGCTGGTGTGCGAGACATGATTCTCTGGCCTCGCTTGATACCGCAGCGTCCAGTGCCTCTCCAGGGGTACGCTCCGTGGCCCGCGCCGCACAGATAATGATCGCCTCGCCGCATATCGAGTCGTTTAATGTCCACGACCCCGAACTGTCCGAGATGCTCGACGCCCTGGTGACGGCGGGTGTCTTTACGTTGGATGAGCGGGACGACCTTGTGGCATTAGGTACAACACCAACCAGCCGCGCTGCGGAATTGGGCCTGGGCCGAGTTAAGCCTGGGTACATCGGAAAAGCCAGAGCATAAAGGAACAACAAAATGCCAACAGAATCCAAATGGGAAGCCCCTGCGAGTATAGTTTCGTACCTAACAACGGAACTCAATTCTCTGGCAGACGGTGCAAACGTACTGGGTGCGAAAGTTGACAACGTCGCAGATGGCGAGAACGAGATGTTCATTAACTTGGAATTGAATCTCGCCGCCACATCTTCCAGGGACGCAGATGCACGGATAGAGATTTACGTATTGTACAGCGTGGACGATACCAACTTCGACATGGGTTCGGCCTCTGTTGATCCTCGCCCCGAAACGCTGCTGACCGTGATGTCGTTTGACGCAGCAACAACGACTCGCTATCGGACAGTGGCCAACCTGCCGCTTGCGCCGTTTGATTTCAAATTGTTAGTTATGAACGAACTCGGTCAGGCGTTCTTCGGTTCCGGTTCAACGCTCAAGTACAGATTACATTCCGCTGAGAGTCAGTAGATGCCCGTAATCGCAACACCACTCCCGCAGCGGCTACACAACACGGATCGCATCGAGTTGAACCGCAATTCGTGGCAGGCTGCGGGTCTGAAAGGATGGTGGCCGCTTGGTGCGTGTCCTGACATGAGGGACATGAGCCTTCATGGTCATCACGGATATTGGCGATCATCTCACCCGCTCAATTCGGCATCGAGTCCCATTTATGATGCCCCTCGCCGCAGTCTTCTTTTCGACGGCACAGATGATTCCGTCGAGACTAAGGGAGACACAGAGCAGTTCACTCACATAACCGCTTCGATATGGGCCAAGTTTCTATCGTTTTCAGCGTATCGTGGCTTCTTTGGAATGGGAAACAGCAGTGCTTGGACTGCAGGTTGGGGCTTTAATACTATCGCCGCGCAAACTGAATTGCAATTCTGGGTTAGCGAGTACGGAACCGCTACGGGAATTGACATTAGCGGTTGGTCGTATCCGACGCCCTGGCATCACATCGTAGGTACATACGATGGCACAAACGAAAGAATCTATTTGGACGGTGTTCTGAAGGACACAGGGGCAAAAACGTGGAATACCCACAGCAATGCGGCCCGCCTGAGTGTCTATGGGGTGCGTATCGGTGCAGGTACTACCGTTAGCCACGCGCCAGGATATTTCACACATGCAAATCTCGACGATGCCCGTATCTACAACCGCGCACTAAGTGCAAACGAAGTTGCGGCTATCTATAATGAGACAAGAGACGGTGGCTACGGCGGTTTAGCTAAGCAGCCGACACGGTTCCACCACCTGTCGGCAGCCGCTGCGGTGACAGGAAAAGGCTCAAGAACAGCGATGTTTCTGGGGGTAGAGTAAATGCCCGTAATCGCAACACCACTACCGCAGCATTCCAACAGGATCGAGTTGAACCGCAATTCGTGGCAAGCTGCGGGTTTACTTAGTTGGTTTCCAATTGCTCGCTACCGAGATGGGAGAAATTTAGGTCTGTACAAGCTTCCCAGGTCCGCTACACCCGATACCACTGTCGGTGGCGTTGTGAGTCACGGTCACCGGCGAGGTGTGCAATTTCCTGGCAGCGGAACCGACTCCCACTATTACTTTCTGGACGGAGCAGGTGGCTACTATGGTCCAATCAGAAACACAAACGAATTCAGCCTGTTTATGTGGATTAATGCTGCGGCTATCGGCACTTATATAACCGCATTCTCACAAGGGACCGGATGGATTCAGTTGGTAGTTCAAGCGAGTGGAGTCCTGGGTTGCAGCGTTAACGGCCTTGCATACTTTAATTCTAGCGCAACACTCTCAGCTAATACGTGGTATCACGTAGGCTTTACGTCGGTGGGAACGGCACAAAAGCTTTACATCAATGGCACACAAGATGGTTCCGGGAGTCAAACGCCAGCAGTAGGTGCCTCTGCCGCCCACATAAATCATGGCCGAATCGGAGCGCATAACGCTGGCAGCAATGCGTGGAATGGCTTGATTGACGATGTCCGCATTTATGATCGCACCTTATCCACCGGCGAGGTCGCAGTTACTTACAACCAAACCCGCAGCGGCGGCTATGGCGATCTGGCGAGACAGCCAACACGGTTCCATCACCTGCCGGTGGCCTCGGCGGTTGTGGGCGAGGCTTCAAAATCTATGATGCTACTGGGGGTAGAGTAAGATGGGATTCGAAGTCAAAAATATCACAAGCGATGCTTCATCGGTCATTGCCAACATAGCAGTTGATAGGGTATCTGACGTAGATTACCCCGTTAGCCAACTGATTGTTGGTGCTGACAACGGATCGAAGACCCTTGTGACTGGCTCAACAGGACTGCCGGTTGATCTGGTAGCGGGGTCCGCGCTGACCTCCCTCCAACTAATCGACGACGTTGTCTATGCGGATGATGCAGATTGGTCGGATGGTAGCAGTAAGCACGCTCTAGTCGGCGGCCTCTATCAAAGTTCTCCACAGTCTATTACTGATGGCGACGTTGGGCCGGTTCAGGTTACGGCGAACGGATACCTGATCGCCGCCCTCTCGCCAACAGACAACGCAGTTCTGGACGTAATTGCCGAAGCCGTTCATGCTGAAGATGTGGCTGTACAAAGTGGCGATAAGGGCATGTTGGCACTGGTTCAGAGAAAAGACACTCCCTCTGCCAATGCTGGAACCAATGCGGACGCTGACTATACTTTTCTTCGTGTGGGGAATAAGGGCGCGCTGTGGGTTCAAGGCATAAACACAGTGGATGTGAAGTTTGCCGTGATTGATGATGCCAGCAGTGGAGACAACACTATAGTCGCTGGAGTGACCGACAAGAAAATACGGGTCTTGTCCTACACGTTGGTGTCTTCTGGCACGGTTACCGCTAGGTTTGAGAGCGGTGCATCTGGAACGGCCAAGACTGGTCAAATGAATTTAGTTGCTAATTCTGTTGTATCTGCGGCTTCATCGGACGGTCTGTTTGAGACAGCGGCTAGCGCACTCCTGAATCTGGAACTAAGCTCTGGAGTCAGCGTGGACGGTCACTTGTCATACATTGAGGTGTAACGTCATGGGACTTGGTCTTGGTAATATTGTTTGGCTTGGGGTTGCGGGCAGTGCTACTGTCTATGCTCATGAGTTTGACATGGAATTCAGCCAGACTCTGTTTACCGCGACGGAGATAACAACGGTTTTCGAGGTGGACACTGCGTTCACTCAGACTAAGAGCCAGAGAGCCGAGATCACAGGGACCTTCGACGAGGACCCAGAGCTCGGCATCGGCGTGAATAAACCAACAGACAGGTAGTCCTATGGCTGAAATACACAAGGGCGACATCGGCACTATCTTCATGCTGACGCTTAAGGACGCGGGCGTTGCCGTGGATGTTAGCGATGCTGACGGTGCCAACGAAATGCAAATCTTCTTCAAGAAGCCTAGCGGAAAGGTTGTGACTCAAACTGCTGCGTTCGGAACCGCAGGGGGCACTGGCGGAGAAGATGGTAGGATCAAATATACAACAGTTGCCGGTGACTTAGACGAAGTCGGTTACTGGGAGATGCAAGCAAAGGTGATAATCACAGCCGGAACCTTCAAGTCCGAGATCGAGGGCTTCCACGTCAAAAGGAACCTAGCCTAATGCCCTACGAAAGCTTAAGACCGACATCGAACGTCGAGCAGGCGGCTAATGCCGCCAAGTCTAAGAAGAAAAAACGTAAGCCCAAGAAGCCTTACCCAGGCGTCCCCGACTGGGCTGCGTTCTACAAGAACAATCCACACTACGTATCAGGCAAAGAGAAGGTTGACGGTCGAGACCGAAAACGTCTAGCTCGTTCCCCTGGCATGTTTGGAGACTGAAATGGCACAATTCCAACAGGCCCACCCCATATAAGGAGACACACATGATCGATAAGCTAAAATCACTACTTAAGAGCCGTAGGTTCTACGCCGCAGTGACAGGTATCCTAATTGTCATCTCGGATGGCCTGGGACTAGGACTGTCCCCAGACGCCATCAATAACGTAGTTATGTGCATCGTTGCCTGGATTGTGGGCGACAGCGTCACGAAGACCGTATAAGTAAAGGGAACAACCTATGCCACAGACTCTCTCAAAAAGTTTCGAAGACCTACGCCGAGAGATAGGCTGGATGATCGGTCAGTCTCGTGACCCCGAGCAGTGGGAGCCAGAACTAGCTCGAAACGTGCGGGACGTGATTGTTACCGGGCTGTCCCAATTTTACTGGTACGTCCCCCCGGAGGGGCAACGACAGCACTCATGGTCCTTCCTTCGGCCCAGCAAGATTCTCAGTCTTATCGCTGATACCGACACTTACGACCTTCCTACGGACTTCGGGGGAATGTATTCTGACGGGTTCACCTTCGACTCAGGGTCACAGTCCCCCATTAAACTGGTTACCGAAGAGGAGTTGCGTCAAGTAAGGGGTACTGTGGCTAAGACGGCTAGTGGTCCGTCGTACTGCGCCATCCGCCCCAAGATCAGCAGCGAAGGACACGAGCAGATTTACGAGATTTTATTCTATCCAAAGCCCACTGCGGCTCACACCCTTCGATACCGATACTCGGTCATTCCGGGCCTTATCGATGACTCCAATAAGTTCCCCTATGGGAGCCGGCTGCACTCAGTCACTATCCTTGAGTCCTGCCTCGCCGTCGCCCAACGCAAGTTCCTCGACACTGAAGAGTCCGGGGTTAATCACGACCAAGAGTTCCAGAAGTGCCTAGCGGCCTCGGTCTACCGGGATCGTGAGTTCAAGGAATCAGCAGAAGGCGCGTCACTGTGGCCCGTCAAGGACACACCAACTGACCTAGCTCTCAACCGTGAGACTCTGTTACAGAGAGTGGGCGACCACACGTTCGACAAGCCCAACCGGGGTTCCTGGTCACATGACGAGAAAGTCCGCCTAGAACAGATTGTCATGGACGGACTCAGGAAGTTCTACTATCCGATGGTCCTTCCTAACGAAAGAGAGATGCATCGTTGGTCTTTTCTATACCCAAGCCAGACCCTAAAACTCGCCGCATCAACCTACACTCACGACCTCCCAGACGACTTTGGGTCCATGATGGGTCCGCTGCATTACGCTCCGGGCTCCTCAGTCCTATACCCCGCTGTCGAAGAGGTCTCGGAATCCCAGATCGAGCAGCTAAGGCAAGCCGGGGACTTCACCGGAAGAACTAAGTACTATGCCCTAAGGCCGACACTGCACGGCGAGTTCAAGGGGACCCGATATGAGGTCCTCCTATACCCGGTCCCGGATCAGGCCTATACGCTACATTACCGCTATGAGACCAACCCCCGGTTCCTGGTAGAGGAGTCGGAGCATCCACTCGGGGGACAGCCTCACGCCCAGACGACCCTGGAGTCCTGTCTGTTCGCGGCAGATCAGTTTCTGGGCAATAATAGGTCATTACACTACAATGAGTATGTAAGGTGTTTGCAGGCCTCAGTTAGCTACGACCGACAGCAGTCGTCACCCGAGACGCTGGGCCGTGACTACGACGGATCAGATCGTCCCTCGTTCCCGTTTGACTACCATGACGCTGACCTAAACACAATCTCATACAATGGGATACTGTACTAATGCCCGAATTGAGACTGGAATATCCGACACTAATAGACGCAGCAATCCATTATGATGGTTGCAAAACGATCAATAGCCTAGGGGAATCAATTACCGTAACCACGACCTCCGACCTCCATTACTTCATGGACACGGTTGGTCATCAACACAAATATGTAATCTACAAGGAAGTGCCTGAATCCACAGGGATGTTCCAGACAGGAGATAAGTAATGGCCGAAGAAATCACTGTATCTGCTTCGTTAGCAGTCGATAATGGCATTGTCTCAGCCAGTCTGTCTAAGGTTGGTCTCAGCGTCGATCTGGCAGGGTCAGACTTTGTTCACCAGAGCCAGAATACTGCTACAGGCGAGGCGGCTCTTGATTTAGGGAAAATAACAACCCCTGGTTGGTTTCTTGGTATCAATAGATCAACAACCGCCGCAGAAATCATTGAAATTAGAACTCAGACCGGCGCGGCGTATGACACGATAAAGATCGAGCCTGGGGAGTTTGCCTGTTTCCGATTCGGGTCTAACGCGACGGCTCCTTACGTTATTGCCGCTTCGGGTACTCCCACTCTTGAGTACCTCCTCGTAGAGGACTAATGACCTAGACGAATGCATGAGAACCCTCCTGGGGAGGAACTTCTCGGTTACTATTTTTGGATACAATTTGGATACTTTAACTGAATAACACCCCCGGTGCTGTAGATACATAGTATCGCCTATCAGCCACGGCGAAGTAGGATATTACTCCCAAGACCTTCAAACCGGGGTCTTACATTTTCCCTTAAGGAGGAATTACTTATGTCAGGTCACAGAGCTTTAAGTGACAACTATCTCGGAGATACCACTGTCGAAGACCCAGGTGCTGGCGGAACCATTCAGGTTCATCGATCCCCTGCTGTTGTCGATATCGTTACTGCTGACGCAGAAGCCCGGACGCTGGCCGATCCGTTGGCGGCTGGCGTTTTCCTGGTTCTCACCTTGAAAACCGATGGCGGTGACTGCACGGTAACGGCCTCGACTGGGATCAATCAGGCTGGCAATACCGTCTGTGTTTTCGCGGATGCTGGCGACATACTCGCGCTGGTTTCGGTTCCCGATCCATCATCCAGCGGTGATTTTGTATGGCGAGTAATAGAAAACGACGGCGGCTCCCTGTCGTAACGCTTCCTTGGGAGTGGTGAAATGGACTTCACTGGCCTAAAGGATATGATCGCTGGTAACCCCCCCTCGCCCCTAGGTATCACCTGGGGGCAGGGGGCATCACTAACTTAGGAACATGAACGTCACTGGACGCTACATGAAGGTGTAATATACGAGGCCTAATATGGCTCCTGATAATGGTTGGAATGAGCATCGACTCAAAGTTACTTCGGATATTCTGGAGCTAAAACAGCGAGTGGAACAAATAGACAGGAAGGTAGACCAATGCCTGATCGGGATCACCGCACTCAAGGTGAGGTCTGGAATCTGGGGGCTAATGGGAGGCATGGCTGCCGTGGCAATAGGCCTAGGAGCAGCGGCACTGAAGGGCTGAACGGCTTTAAGGGAGCCGACAGGGGTTTTGGCACCCCGGACATTCAGCCTATTCCGGCCCCAAGAAGTGAAGGCCAAGCCAGTACATGTCTGGCATTGTCAATAGTTGTTGCCATCCAGTCTATTGTGATTCTAGCCCTAGCCTTGGTGTGACATGCGTAAAGTCAAATTCTCGTTCCCAGTCCAGGGCATCAACAAGAGGCTACCCCATGGGGCACAGCCCGAGCTAACGACCCCAGCCGCTCGTAACGTCCGACCGGATGACAGCTTTGAGCGACGTGAACGTGGCGGCTCTCGCCCCGCACTCGCCAAAGAGTACTCCACACAGGTAGCCGGCGGGGACTATGACATTGTCCTTCTGGACACTGTTAGGTATCTCACTCAGCCAGGATCAGGACGTAACGAGAAGGTTGTGGCCTCCGCCAACGGAGAAGTGTGGTGGGGAGATACGGGTACTCTATCCAAGATAAGTACCGCCGCTGCGGGCATCCTTGCAGCCGATCATCCCATACAGTCAGTGGAGTTCGCCGGCAAGTTGTACATCGCTGACTACGATACGACGCCGATCTCCTCTGGCAGCAACATGGCAGTAGGGGCTACCACAACAACGGGAACGACGGTCACCTCCTCAGGGGCTACCTTCACGGACGCTGGAGTCAGTATCGAGAAGCACATGCTAGTCCTTGAGGATGCCGGGGCACAGACCGCCGAGGTCCAGACCATAACAAACACGGGCACAGTCTCGGGCGGTACGTTCACCCTGAGCTTCCAGGGCGAAGAGACAAACGCCATCGCGTACAACGCTGCTGCCGCTACTATCCAAAAGGAACTAGAAAACCTTTCCACTATCGGTGTCGGTGGAGTGGCTGGAGCGGGCGGTGCTCTCCCCACAGCGGTGACAATCACGTTCACAAAAGTGGGAGCCTTCCCGATTTTTGGTGACGCCCCAATGATTGTCGTCGAGGACAACTCCCTGACGGGATCGTCCCCACAGGTGGTCATCGCAGAGACAACCAAGGGTTCAACAGGCCTCGCACGTAAGGGGTCCTACCCCATTGAGGTAATTACCAGCCAGACTGAGCTACGAGTAAAGTACTCACCGGACCCCACCGCAGGGGCTACTGCCATAAACTACCGGATCGAGAGGTGCCCCAAAATACTGGACCCCAATGACCCAGTTGCTGGTGCAGCGGACGTGGTTCGGTGGGAAGCGGCCCCCGGTAAGGGGCAGATTCCGATTGGCTCCAAGTTCCTGGTCAACTGGCGATCACGTATGGTGATGGCCGACAACTCCGATCCCCACGTCCTGAGGATGTCCCGACAGGGAGACCCCCACGACTGGCAGATCACCGACGACGTGTACGACGTTGGACGCCCGATGGAGTTCGCCACGGCAGAAGCTGGCGTACTGGGCGAGCCCATCATCGGATGCATCGACTGGTCCGACAACTGTCTCATGATATTCACCGAGAACTCCACTTGGGTTCTGCGTGGTGACCCTGCCAGTGCCGGCCAACTGATCAAGCTGGACGGTGAGATCGGCATGGTCAGCCCGCTAGCGTGGTGCTTCGTGGGAATGAACCGAGCAGTCTTCATGTCACACGATGGTCTCTATCTCGTATCCGGCCCCTGTGGGAGCCCACCCGCCAGTCTGTCCAGGGAGCGGCTACCAGCGGACCTACTAAACGAATCAGATGACCTCATCCTAATGAAGGACACACACGCCCGTGGGTTCTATATCTTCCGCAGTGCGACGTCAGGGGCCAAGACTCACTACTACGTAGACATTAGCACCACACTGAAGGGCGACAGATTTGACCTTTCGTTTTTCGAGGAAACCTTTGGCGACAGCAACGATGAGCCCCGTATGGCCCACCAAAGGAGGGGGTACACCAAGAACACTTCCTGGGCACTGATTGGCACTCGAAACGGGTACGTTATGTACCATGATGAGGGCCAAGCGCAGGATGATGCCTCCACTGACATCGAGAGCTACGTGGACCTGTTCGGTCAGCTAGTAGAGGAAGGCATGGAAGCCATGCTGATGAATCTCAAGTGTACCCTAGCCGAGGGCTCAGGGGACGTGGACTTTGAAGTCTACATCGGATCATCCGCTGAGCGGGTCAATAACATGACTGAGCCTAACTACAAGGGAACGTGGTATGGTCACTCAGACGCCGGCATGCAGCACACAGAGTACCCGATGTGCAAGGGCACCTGGGCTAAGGTCCGCCTGAAAAACGGTGACAGTGACCGACGTTGGGCCTTAGAGTCTCTAATAGGCACGGTGCGTACGGTGTCGAGGACTCGAGCCTAATGTCAAGAACACCAGCTAGCGCAAGTATCCCAACTAACGTATGTTTTAACATCCGGGCTACTCAGGAGCCGGGCAGGGTCGATGATCAGGGCAATGTCACGATGCCCCCTCCTCAGATTGAGATAGATGGGCTGAACCAGTTAAGCGACGGCCTGCGTCGTCTTAGTGATTTTATGCGTGGTCAGGTCGCCAGACCAATCAGCCAGACCACGGTCACGCTTGGAATCGGTCAGGACCTGGACCTGGGCGCAACTCCGGGGAGGACTGAAGCGTCTCCCGACAGCGGACTCATTAGGTGGGACTACCTGTACCTAAATCGACCAGACGGAGACGGGCTGGTCCCTAACTGGATAGGCAACTGGGAGACTGGCGGTCCAGGTACAACTGAAATTCAGTTCACCGCTGGGGGCCTGTATCAGTTATCATGGGCATTAGTCTGGACCGCACATGGGTCAACTCAGGACCATGCTAAGACTTACCCCTCAATGCGAACCGAAGACAGCGAACGGCACTACTCAAGTGCTGCGTCATTCGGAGAAGAGGACACAGGGATCACCCAGTCCCTGGTTTACCCAGCACGCTGTTTCGATATACAGGCAAATGATAAAATAGGAATATGGATAGAGCGTGTGGCTGGAGACTCTTCAGCCAACTGGACACTACAGACCCCCAGTTTTCTTTGCATAACCAAGCTATAGGAGTAGATAAACATGCCCATGGGATACGGAATGGGTCAGATGATGAGATCGAACAGGGCAGCTACCAATCGCGCCCGAATGCAAAATCAACCTTTCGTCTCTCTCGGATCGGCCAATCGACCGGGCGGTCGGCCCAGTGCGAGGCCGTTCGGTAGACGTGGAGGCATGAGTGCACAAGCCGTTCAGGGGTCAGGCTCTGGCTCGACATCGCGCGGCGGAGCCTCCCCTGGGCGGTCTTATTCAAATGATGCTGCCGGTGCCTACCAGCAGGCCCAGGATCAGGCCAACGCCGAGAACCGGAGGATGCTTGGGGCTACCATCGACCAGTACCAAGCTGGACGCCAACGGCAGTTGATGGCCGGCGAAGAAGGTGCACGCCTTCAGCTTGGAGCCATCGGGCAAGGCGGACATCAGCGTGGTGAAGCAAACCAAATGGCGGCACTACACGCTGGGGAAAGGGCCGCAGCAGAAGGACTTGGTTATGACCTTGATATGGGTACTGTTGGTGACTACCAAAAAAACGTTAGCCGTGGTTTGGGTGGCTATGTTGGTGCTGGCCGTGGCACTACTGGTGGCAGATTTCAGGGATCGACGCCAGAACTAGCGACCATGGGAATGTCCCGCCGAGCCAGAGAAGTCACTGGGATGATGGAGCGCAACGCCGCTCGCAGAGCAGACGTCGGTCGCTGGGGTGGAGAACAGGACGCCAGGACAGCCAGAGATCGAGCTAACATCATGGGGCAGTACGCCACTAACAAAATTGGCTCCCATCGCTGGGGTTCTGGTAATGTAGCCCGGACCTTGGCTAGTGTACACAACCAGGGACCCGACTGGCAGCAGTTCGCCGGTGCTAACCGAGCTATCGGTGGCGGTGGAGCATACGGCGGCGGTGGTGGTGCAATGCAGGGACTGGCAGCGCAGTTCCAGGGTATCGGCAGGCGGATGGGAGGTGGACATGCAGGTGCTTGGAACGCTGGACAAAGGATGCAGAACATGGCGAACCAAGCCCAGGGATTTCGCCCCCAGAACCGTGGCATTCGGCAACAGGACCGCGCCCAGCGTAAAGCTCGACGCGAGGCTCAAGGCTAGATAATGAACTTCAATAGAGGACAAGACTAATGCCATTCGTCTTTAAGCATTATCCCCAGGCGTCGGTAATTGCGAACCTGGAACAGAAGGCCGGCTACGCTGAGCAGATTCCAAAGGCTATCCAGCTTAATCAGAGTCAGCAGCAGATAGATGCATCTGCCCGTCGAGACCAGACGCAGCAAAAACAGTTCCAGCAGAAGCTCATGGCAGAGCGGTTCGCACAGGAACGGGACCAGCAGTTCCGGGGGAACCAAGCCCAGATGGGACGTGACGCTAACATTGCCGCCGCGAACCAAGCCCACCAGAACAGACTGGACATCCAAGGCAAAGGATTCGAGCACGACGCTACCATTCAGCAGGAGGGGTTCAAGAGAGCGGACGACCTGACGGGCATTGAAAACATGCGGACCCAGGCGACTGCCATAGACTCATCAGCGTATGAGACAGGGGACGGTGGCGTTCTTGGTTCGTCTCGGGACCAAGCCCAGGAGATCAAGGACTCGATGATCAAGATCCTTAATAACGCTTCAGGGGTGCCGCCGGAAACTAAACTCAAGCTGCTTGCGGCTGAGCACGAAAAGCTGGCCGCTCTCCAGAAGGCAACAATGACGCCGTCACAGCAGTTCAGTCTGTCCGGGGAAAGCCCCTCTGCTGAGAACCTACGCGGAAAAGGAATCCAGGTTCCAGAAAGCCCATATGGCCGACCAGGGGATCAGTACGAGTACGTCCAGAACGACGACGGATCTGGCGGACACTGGAGAGCCACAGCGAAGACTCAAGAAGAGCACGCCAAAATGCGAGTGCAGGACGCGACCGCAAAGTCCGCTGCAACGAAGGCCAATAGGGACGCACATGAGGAATATGTGAAGGAACTAAGGGCGATGACTAAACCGGGCGTCGACAGTGATGGGGATGCTGATCCCGACCTCGCTACGCCTCTGTACACCCGCCAAGAGGCGGAGGACTTGGCTAGACGCAGGTACGGGACCCAGTACTCACATAGCGAGCGGAAAACCGACGATGACAAGAAGGTCCGCGACTTAGAAGAAAGCAAGAAACCACGGGACAGGATGGCCGCAGCGAGAGCGAAGTATGCGGCATCTACTCTCATGAACGACGAGACTGACGCTGGATACTATGAAGACATTCGGAGAAACATCGGCACTGCCGTGAAAGGTAAGGGCTGGGTTGACCTGAGTGACGAAACCAAGCAGTTCCTGAATGACGAATACGGAATCAAAGACAAGTCAGACTTCAGGAAAAAGAAAGGCGGAATCCTGGGGAACGTGAAAGAGACCATCGAGGGGTATCGTCGAGGGAACACCTACGAGCACAACCACGCCGCTGCATTCATCGAGAAGTACAAGCAGTCCGAGGACACGAGAGCAAGGTTTGCGAAGGCTCATGAAGACGGAGAAGGTAATGGCCCCGAGCGTATCTCAGATCAAAAGAAGATCGTCCATGATTGGCTAAAAGATCAGAACGCTGTTTACGGAGTTGCCCTAGAAGTTAAAGCAGGGGAAGGAGACGCTGGAGAGCACCTTTACATCATAGACGGTGTAAGGCACACGCTCGATGAATTGCTACTAAAGAAGATAGCATGGGATGAAGCAAACGCATTATAAAACAAGGTAGTAACCAGTGCCCGATAACTTCGACCCCCTCAATCCGACTCCACCACTCGAACCTCTCGAACCCCTAGCTCCTGAAGACGACGGCACTCTAGCTGTTCAGGAACAGCAGGCTGAGGAAGAGCGTCAGCGAGTTCGTAGTGAAGTCCTGAAAGAGGAACAGACGCGAAGCGCTGAAAGGGACTTTCTGTCGGCGTTCGCCGTACAGCCCGCCCCGGAACCTGAGCCCACCGTGACTCCTGCCGCTGCCGCTCCCGCTGAGGCGGCTCCTACCATGACGGCAGACGGGCGCACCATCTCTCCCCGCATGACCCCCGAGCTAGCCGACCAGATGGGCGACACTCGGACGTCGTCTAGGGAAGACTTCCAGTACGGCCTCGACAAAGCGGCCATGACAGCACGAGAGTCCGGTGAGGTATTCCTTGATCACAAGTTACCAAAGGGGAAGACGAGATACTCCGACATCCCGCAGGGTACAGATAACGGGATTGCCCTCGGGTACGATCTGGATGACAGGTCTAAAAAGGAAGACTGGGTCCCCAAGGGGCTGACTCAGGCAAAGTGGAACAAGCTAAGGGACGCTCACGCCATGGCCGCTTCGAGGGCTCGCATCCTCACAGATGAGGGCTATGGTCAGTCTATGGCTAATCCCTACAAGATCGAACCGGGGCTCACGTTCGGTCAGAATCTAGCCAAGCAATTCCCTGGTATCAATCAGGAGTTAGCCGACGCCAGATACAACGACTGGCTGAAGACGGGCCGAGAAATACTAGGAGAGAAGGGATACTTTCATGACATGCCAATTGTTGGAGGCCGCACCGGAAGCAAGCCTGGGCATAAGTTCTTCAAGGGAGCCCCTAATCAATCCTCGAAGTACGGGTCCAAGCTAGAGCGAGAGTTCACCGCTAGCCTGAAGGACCCAATGGCTAGAGCCGACAGTGTTGATCAGACCAGACAGGAAATCGGCAGTGGATTAAACGACGCCGCAGCGTTCGACAGGATGGTAGGCGACCAGCGTGCTGAGGTAGACGCTTCGATTGCCGGCGACTTAGAAGACCTGGAGAAGCTGAGAAAAGACCTCCACAGCAAAAGTGATCCTAAGAAAAAGGATGAGATAAACAAGTACATCGACAGTAAAGTCAGGGGGGTAAAGAAGTCCAAGACTGACCGACTCCGACGTGCAAAGTTATCTGGACAAGCGGACGTAGTCAAGGAGTACCGGGGCCACAAAGGCGACGTCGTAGAGAACTGGAAAGAGAACTGGTACGGGGGAGCCTACAAGAACAAGGTATTCGGCACAATTGCCGGTGGGGCAGCGCAGAGCAGTGTCGTTGGGCTCGGAGCAGCATTACTGGGAGAGATGGGCTTTGGCGGGGCACGCATGGGCGACTTCGACGCCATGGCTGAAGCTACTGCGAGCAACTACGAAGAGGGGTCCGTTGGAGCAGAGTATCACGCACTATTCAGTAACGCCGCTAGGTCCTTAGGAACCATGGCCCAGGGTGGTGCCGTTGGTAGGTTAATGACTGCCATCCCCGGAGTATCCAAAGTGGCTGCCCTTAACTGGGGTATGTACGGCACGATGGGCGGACAGATCACAACGGAAGAGACACTGCGGCATGTGATCGAGGGTGGCGACCTTATTGATGGATTACTGGTGGGTGCAGCCCAGGGCATCCCCGAGGTCGCCATGCAGGCCATCGTGCACAAGGTCTTTGGTCCCGGCGCTGAGGGCTTGTTCACGCAGAGCCTAAAGGACGTCGGCAAAGGATCCGCTCGTCAGTTCATCCGTGCGACTGGTGGAGAGCTCATCGAAGAGCCTCTCGTTCATCTCAACCAGACGTTCAATAAGCAGGGGCATTTCGGGACAGTCGACGAGTTCATGGACGTCCTGAAGTCCACGCTCATTACCACGGGTCCGATCAATATCGTGCAAGCGATCAAGGGCGCAAAGTGGATGAAGGAACACAAGGGAGAGTCGCAGCTATACATAGACGCCTTCGGTGAAAAAGAAGGCATGCGACTGATGGAGTCATTCTATGATGGGTCCATAAGCAAGGCCGATGGAGAGAAGGTTAGAAAACTCCTTCAGGCTAGAGATGTCGAGGCTTACTTTGAGGACCGTCATACCAAGATGGACGACAAGGGCAAGCCCATCGGTGACAAAGAGCAGGCCCCGGTAGTAAAACACAAGGATTCCTACGCGGCTTGGTTAGTCAATCAGGCAATGACCCCCGATGCAGAGGATGCGAGCCCACAGGAGATAGCCAGGAACGCTAGGCGACGTGACTTCTTGGGGATCAAGACTGACGAATCATCTGGGCTCCTTATTGGTTCCGAAGGCGCACTCGACAGAGCTCGTGGCTTGATAGACAGTCACGATCCCAACCGTGAAGGCACGGGCAAGCCAGATGATCAACAGAAGAAGTTAATGCAGGACGCCATCCTGGACTTCCCGATAACCGAGGCCGAGTATGAGAAGTCACGGGCCAAGGGGCAGGCCGAGATGCTTAAGTCGGCGGCAGAGGCCGACATCGCTAGGCTCAAGAAACTTAGGGCTGAGATCGACATACCAGGAGATGACCAGTTCAGCGAAGGGGATAAACAGCAAGCCCTAGACACCATCGACTCCCAGGTTGAGCTCATAGAAAAGACCCTAGCGGAAGTCGCTGAAGCCGCTGAAAAAGAAGACCAGATATTCAGTGCCCGAGTCTCCATGGAGCTCCAGGGTTATTCAACAGCGGATCTCCTGGACGGCAAGAAGGTAGACAACAGCGAAGTCAATCGGCTACTTGAAATCGCCGGAGAGGACACTGCGGGTTCCCCTAAGGAGAAGAGAGAACGCCTCCATAAGTTCATGGAAGCACAGGACAAGATCAAGGCGGAGCAGGAGGCCAAAAGCGAGAAGATCAAGAACGACTTAGCAGACCAAGCTGAAGCCGCAGAAGCTGAAGCTAATGATCAAGAAGAGGCTGATTCTTCCGCCGCTGAAGACGCCGCGCTTGACGGCATTGACCCGGACTACAATCCTGATGATGTCCTTGACCTCGGTGACGAGACGTCCACCGATGATTTCCTTGACCTCGGTGACGAGACGTCCACCGATGATTTCCTTGACCTCGGTGACGAGACTGCTACCGATGATATCGTTGATGATGAGGCCGATGACGTTGAATTATCGGAGCCTGATGCAGATGTCATTTCTGAACTTAGTGACAAAACGGGAACGCCGACCGCCGAGAAGGCGAGTGAAGATACCCCGGTAGTAACGCCCGAAGATACCCCAGTAGTCACGCCCATAGATGACGGGTCAGGATTCGACGTAGACCCGACGCCCGCACCAAAGCCCACCCAAGAGGACTATGATCGTGCGGTCGATCAAAGGGCGGAAGAGAATTACGAATCAGAAAAAAGACAGTGGGACAATAGGCAGAGAATCCGAACAGAGGCATTCAAGAAGCTCGGGATTCCCTACATGACACCTGCGAGGTGGAAAGAGAGACGCAGTGAACTTAGAGACGCCGACGCAGTCAAGAACCTGGACGTAGTTGCTAGAGATCTCAGGCAAGAAGGAATCGATACCGAAGGGATTCTGGGGACTAAGACTGAACTGGGCGAGAATGCTGAAACGGGCGATGGAATCGACGCCGCAGAGGTGGTATTCGACCTGCTCAGGAATGGCCCAGGGCCAAAGCCAGTTAAGGGGCGTGCGAATTCAGAAGCCAGGGAGGCCCGAAGGGAAGAGGCCCGCGAGCAGCTAAAAAATGAAGACATTGTGCCTCCTGGTGAGGCGTCGTCTCAAGCTCAGCAGAGCGACTCCGAAGGGATCCATGCAGAGATAGAGGCGATGACCGAGCGGATTAACAAAAATCCGTCTGACTCGCATGCGTATCACAAGCGGGGCCTTGCCCATGAGTTAGCAGGCAACGAGGCTGCTGCCAAGGCGGACGCCGCCGCAGCACAAAAACTCAGGGACGAGAGTGCTCCCCCCTTCGCCGTTGCAGGCGACACTACTGCCACTAAGCCCAAGGCGACTCCTAAGCCTAAGGCGGCTCCCAAGCCTAAGATTAGTCCTCGAATCGTCAGCGAAGTTGATGCGTTTATGGAAGGGGAGTCTAGTACTTCCAGGGAATCCATGGCTCATCATGTCGAGTACTACTTTGGAGATGACGCTCATCTAAAGACAGAGAACGAATACACTGCCGCCGAAAAAGAATTGGCTAAGCTCGCCAAGGCACTGGGCAGGGAAATCATGTTCATAGATGCCCCGTCTACTGTCAAGAAGATCGGTGGAATGAACACGATCAACGATCCAAAGTACCTCATGGTTCAGTCAACCCAGGGGGTAGATGAGGGATATCGGGTTGGGGTTATCGCTCATGAGTGGATTCACAGCGTGTTCAGAACCTCACCGGAAATGGGTCTCAGGCTGTTTGATGCCCTCCAGGAGTATGACCCGGAAGGTCTCAAGGCTGCCGGCGAGTGGTATCAGGAGAAGCTCGCAGCCGCCCGAGCAGTGGGCTCAGCTTTGCATGGCATAGACGATAACATAGCAAAAGAAGAGGCAGTTACTCAGTACATCCAGGATCACTTCGCTGGAGGCAATCTCACAGGGCAAGACGCAATAGAAGCAGGACTTGACTTCCTAAAAGAGATGGCCGCTGCTGCTAAAACCCCCAAGGAGAAATCAGAGATTCGCTCCCTGCTCAAGAGCTTGGTCGAGGCACTCAGGGATATTATTAAGAAGGCGAATCTAAAACTAAGTGACTCCCTGTTTGGTTCCTCTAAGAAGTCCTTCAAGAAAGGGGAGGCGACAGTACAGACCCTGCTTGAGGTGCTAGGAGACATAGCCCGACAAACTGTGGGAGAGACTGCCCGAACAGACAGGGGCACCCACGCTCTTGAAGACAGAAAGATCGAGGGGCTCTCTGGAACTACGAAAACAAGCACGGACTCCCCAGCGTTCTCATTTGCGACCGACATCCTAAGTCTTCTCAACCCCAAGACATTCATGCGTGGGGTGCTGAATAAAAAGGGAGAAGTAGCAGCGGAAACAGAACGAACCAATCGCATGTTCGGAGAGCGATGGAATGAAGAGTCCCAGTCTTGGGACATCGAGCTCATCGTCAATGGCGAGTTCGCTGACCCGGACTCCCCCGCAGGAAGGGCAAGATCAGCGTTCCATAAGTTCGCCAGAGAAGAGGCGTCAGACGAGATCCAGTGGATAATGGATAATTTACCGAGGGAATCGAAAGGCGAAGGACCCAACGAGAAGTTCCCTTACACCTACGAAGAGGCCGCTGAATGGTACACAAAGAACACACAGGAGGCCCTAGACAAAATCTCCTACATGTTCCCCGAGATGAATCCCCACTCCGAGCAAAACAAGAAACGACTAGAGGGGGCAACCGAAGACGAGCGTAAGGCCATCCTGCGAGAGATCGAGATAGCCAGACTGAAGCTCACTTTGTTTACGGCACTCACGTCCACCGAGACCAAGGTGGAGCAGAACCTAAAGAATGCCGTAGACGCCTACAGGGCGATGTCGGAGAAGGGGGACGTCAAGGCGATCCTCGGTCTGAAGTATGACGGCAAAGCCGCAGCAATCAAGAAGTCTCTCAACTTGCTGGTCAACACGCTTAATAGTGAAGTCGTCGAGGATCGACTGAAGGCCCAGGGGAAAGAAATCAATGAAGAGAACAAGTGGGACGCTTACCTAGACTTACTGGGCAAGACGGTCAAGGTCAAAGACCTCAAGTCATCGGAGTACTTTGGCGAGAAAAAGGAAGATAAAAAGGTCGTTCGTAAGGCAGTGAAGGGAGTGGACGTTAGCTCTCGTCGAACGAATGACGAGATTCACGTCAGCAACCTGTTCGGGCCGAAGGTGGGCACGTTCTACACGAACCTACGCGGGGATCTGAGTGTAGTGACACAAGACCGCTGGTTCGCCAGGAGCATGTACCGATACCTCGGGGAACTGGCACCATACGCGACGCTTCTACAGCAGAAGAACTTCAGAGAGAAATACGAGAGACTCACAGGAGAGCCGCTCCCCAAGAAGTTCCAAGTTAAGTACATCGTTGTCGATCCAGGTAAGACAGGAATCAAAGCAGGCACGAAGCTGACAGAAGAGAAATACCTCGCGGCTAAGGAGGCCCTTCCCAATAAAAGCCAAAGGCAGAAGTTCAAGGTCAGGGCAGAAGACAATCAAGCCTCTGTGGATTACGCCGACAAGACATACGCCGAGGAGTATTCCTACTTCAACTCATCCACTGGTGGTCCCAGGGATGTCGTTACTAAACGCCCCTTGGTGAAGACCAGTAAAGACCAGAAGGATCCCGATCTTCTTGGATCAGCCCACGTAGTCCTTAGCGGGATCGCTAACGCCCTGAGCAGCAAGCCTTCAGAAAAGGCAAAGGGATTCTCCGACGAGCAGATGGCAAGGTTTTCTCCAGAAGACATAGCCAGGGCTAAGAAAGCCAAGCTCACCAAGGGCATGCACGACGTAGTCAACAGGGTCGTAGATGATCCCGGTGCCGGCGGAATGCGAAAGCTGTTTGACGAAGTAGTCGCCGAGATAGTAGGCGAGCTCAAGAGACGAGGGGTGGACATGAAGCCCGCCCAGGTGCAGAGCGTGCTTTGGTACTTCGAGAAGCATCTGTTCAAGGAAGTAGGACTGCCACCAACAGTACGAGACAATGACTTCGACCGTAACGCTACGACGCTAGTCAAAGATGAACTAGGAGAAGAAGAATATGAGCGACAAGAAGAAAACCGACGCGCTAACAAAAGCACTGGAATCTTTTCAACAGAGTCCACAACTGGATTCATTAGCCAAGAAGCACGAGGAGCACCACCCGCTAGGGGAGATGAGTCTGGAGCAGACACTCGCAGCACTAAAGGTAGCTTCAAAGAAGAATCCACCGAAAGCCTAAAGGAACCAGCCCCTGGAATACCAAAAGAGACAGCCGCCCAGAGACGACTGAGGATACAAAGAAACAAGAGCAGGGGCCAGGGAACCAATGTAGATACAGAAGAACGAAAGAGAAACCAGAAATGGAGGGAGTTCAAGCAGCGAGTAGAAGAGAGAGACGAGGCTCTCATGCATCAGTGGGACTTCAAAGCATCTCAGAAGACCCCCACCCCAAAGCTGCTCCTGGATCAACTGGCACTGGCAGTGGTTGACAAGAGGGAACGCTCACTGGGCACCTATGAAGAAGTGCTACGCGAGCTCAAGGCCAGCCATGGGGGCAGAGCGAGAGCACTGCTGCCAGACCAAGTGGTTCTGCTCGATGCACTCATTGCGGCTACCTCCAGACTACAGCAAGTTCAGGACGCCGCCGCCAAGAACATAGAAAAGGACGAAGAGGCTAAGACTGACGATCCGAATGAGAAGTGGTCCCGTACTGTGATGATAGGGAGTCTTGGACGCCACACGTCAGGCACAGGGCAGGTCATATGGAAGGACGATCTCGATGCTCATACGTATGCCGGGAAGTACATCCGAAAAGACGGCGAAATTTATCTCAGTGCAATACATGTAAACAAAGGTGGCGGTGGCGGCAATCTGGCCGGCACGGTGCTTCATGAAGTACTGCACGCACTGACCGTGGACACCATCAATCTTGTCATGCCGATGAATATGCGTGCCCCGACGTATGGAGGAACGGGACCGGCAGATGACATGCAGTTATCTGGACAAATCTATTCCAAGCTCCTTAAAGACACAACCGATCCTACGAGATTGGGTATATTATTGAGGGACAGGGCGAAGGCGACAGGTCTATCCAAGAAGCAAGTTGCGGCGTCTTCTCGTTTGCTGCAAATCTGGGGATACCTATACCGGAAGAATAAGAAGAAAGGCAAAGCGACGGGGTGGGAAGACCTGATTCCAGGAGAAACGACCGATTGGTATGGCCTAAAAAATCCCGCCGAGTTAATTACCGAGTCATTCTCAAACATTGAATTCATGGCATGGCTACAGAAGCAGAAAGTGCCTGGGTCTATGCGATACAAGGGAATCCGAGGGGGCAACTTCTTCGACGCCGTGATGGCTGTTGTGAAAGACCTCATGTCGTTCTTGGGCGTAAAAGGAACATCTGCTCTTGAAGAGGTCCAGGCCCTAACCGACACCATGATCTCTGAGCTAGTGAAGGAACAGGAGAACCTCGTACTGACGACAGGTCTCCCCAGAACAATCAATGAGAACCGAAGGCGACTCAATGAGGACCTGCCCGCTATCAAGGAAGAGAGAGCGAGGATACATAGACGACTAGAAAGTATCGAGAGGGAGAGAGCCTTCGGGCAAGATGACGCGAAGCTCTCTAAAGAGAGAGACGATCTTATTGAGGAACTAACGAAGCTACTGCTCCCCATTGACGACAGCTACTTCGAGCGGGTAAAGGGCGAGTCCGCCGCTGCCATTAGGACCCCCGGACCAGTCAGTGACACCGCCAATCCATGGGGCACGGAGATACTGACTCTGCCCCAGGACCTGGGGGTACTAGAGTCCGAAGTAGAAGGTGCCCCGGATCACCTGGAGACTAAGCGTGGCATGGACGAGCGTCGTCTATACGTATGGGCCAAGAGTAAGGAGCCAGAGTATCGCAGTCAGTTTGACCACTACATCATCGAGAAGGGTGACAAGAAGACAGACCTGAACTTCAGGGACTGGTCCAAGGCGTCACAGGAAAGGTTCGAAGAATTACACGGAGACTCGACCAACTCCGAGTGGCTGAAGAATACAGGCATCCCATCGGAGTCACTCATTCTCTCCATGGCATCCAAGAATCAACTGGCGACCCTGGGAGAGAATCACGACATACCCACTGACAGTGACGTCTACGTGCGGATCGACATTCCGATCTACTCAAGCACGGGGCAGTACTTCCAGACGATCCACGCAAGGTCCTCCAAGAGCGGAGTTCCCAGTGACGTGCTGACATACACTGGTATCGTGTTCATGAAGGGCGACGTTACGTTCGTAAGCGACGAGCGTATGGCTGGAGAAATCCAATCAGGGGAAAAGGCCAAGTCGCCCATCGCAACAGTGAAGGGACGGGTAGACAAGGACGCAACGGAGATCCCCTCAGACTTCGATGACTACACCCCCGTGGGGTACAACCCCAAGAAGGCACCGTTCTTCTACGACAAGCGAACCGGGACAGAAGTCCTGGGCGGGACCGACGCCATCTCAGTAGGCAATACGGTATTCGTTAAGACGCCAAAGATGGGCACCAGGAACGCCGAGCGGAGTACCGAGTCCTCTGCGATGGCTGCTCCACCAAAGCGTGAGCTCAAGGACGATGAAGCCAGCGTTGCCAGGAGAGCCAAGGCAGCCAAGAAGAGGAAGGACGCCCAGAGATCCCCTGGCGACAAGCAAGCCAAGGCCGACAAGGCATCTGATATGTCTAAGATCGTCCGCAAGATCCTGGCCGACGCCCCGCTGGATAGCGACGAGCTCGCCGCAGAAATCCTGAAGTACGCAGAGCCCGACGCCCGCATGACCATGAACATAGCGAAGCTCGCCAGGGACTCACGCAAGGTGCACGACAAGCTGGAAGCCCGTGGCTACAAGGCCGGCAAGAGAGACGGCAAGAAGGAGGCTTACGTCGTTGGCCTGATCGCCGGCCTGGACCGAGGCTACAAGGAGGGCACCAAGGCGGGCAAGAAGGAGTTGGTTGAAATTCACCTGGGTATGTACGACTACATGAAAGCATTCATGCCCAAGCCCGTCGTTGACCGGATCATGCGTCACCTAGTGAGAGCTCGGACGCCGTCACAGATCAAGAGAGTATGGGAGTCTGCCGAGAGATACCGAGACAGCTTTGAGCTCGGCGAAGTGATGAGCAAGCTCAAGGACGCGATCAATGACGCTGAGCAGGCACCAGTCACTGACATTGAGGACCAGAAGAAGTACCTGGAGAGACTGGACGCACTGTCCGGTCTACTCGGCAAGGCTATTGCGTCAGGTAAAGCGTTCCCCAGTAAGGCAATGATCGAGCATGCGCAGAGCGTACTGAATGCCGCTGACCCCAACGGCACGATCCCACAGCGGCTAAAGGATAACATGGCGGAGGTCCTTGAGGCTGCCGATATCGACACCTGGGGCAGGGACACTGAGGCGATCAATAAGAAACTCGCCGAGCTCGCAGAGCAGAAGAAGAATCTGCCTGAGTTGTCTGCACTGACCGAGGAGTCAGAGAAGGACAGAGTAAGAGGGCGGCGTAATGCAATCAACGCCAAGATCAAGGGACTGCGAGACGCACTAGACCTTCAGGTCATACAGAAGATCGACGTATTCCGCCTTATCCTGCGAGGCATCGAGGCCACTGCACATGCACAGAAGACCAAGTACCGACTGATCACAGCCAGGGACGCGAAGGAGTCTGCCAGGATCGTCGAGGAAGCCAAGAAGGAACTGGCTAAGGCTAACCCGAAGCAGTCCACCAGGGAACAGCGAGAAGGACAGAAGGATCGCCATGACTCTACGTTCTCGGGGAAACTTACAGAAGGTGCTAATAACTACTTCCGACAGCAGCAGTGGAATCAAATCTCCCTGGTGGTCGAGCTAGTAGGCAGGGGGCCGGAAGCCACAAAGATCCTCCTGGATAATGTGAACAAAGCCGAAGAGAAGATGCTCGAACTGAACCATACAGCTATGGACTTCGTTAATTCAGTTCGGGAGCATCTAGGTGTAACCGATAAGGATATCTCAGACTGGCATAAGGACGAAAATTCAGTTGAGATTGAGATGCCGCCTATCCGGGACAATAAGGGGCGAGTCATCGAGGAGGTTCCCAACCTAGTAATCGGCATGGACGAGTTCGCCGGCCTGATCAATATGATCAGTGACCCCATGACCAAGGCCGAGATGTTACGCAACAACAACCTGGGCGTCGTCGCTAAGAATATGAATCGTGCCGGCGAGACAGCCAGCAAGGTCACCGCAGAGACGCTCGACGTTATCCTAAGGGAGTCCGAGAAGCCCAAGTACAAGAAGATCATGACGCTTGCCAAGGCGATGAAGCGATACCTGAACACCCACATGCGTGACCAGTTGAACGAAGTCAGCGTGCGGGTAACGGGTAGCGAGATCGCAAACAATCCCGAGTACTGGCACCGAGCACGGGCCATGAAACTTGACCCCGCCTATGCCAGCGCCAAGGACAAAGACATACGAGACGCCAAGGACAAAGAGGGATCTATCGAGTCCCAGCATATTTTCCTTCACCGCAATCGGTCCAACGCACCGTTCCTGATCGAGGGGCTGTTCTCTAACTTCTTCGAGACCATGCAGATGACAAATCTGTACATCTCCAAGCAAGAGGCGTATCGGGACGCTGAGCATCTACTGAGGATACTGGAGTCCGAGGTTACTGCTCGGTTCCATCCGATGAAGGCCCGCCGGCTAAGGCAGGAAATGAAGGCTAACCTTGACCACTTTGCCGGGGTTAACCGTCCAGGGATGGACGCCTCAGCCGCGATGCTCAAGTCATATATGTCGATGGCACATAAGGGTATCCTCGGCCTCAAGCTACACATTGCACTCTTTCAGACAACGTCATGGGTCACTGCCCAGGAGATACTGGGTCTCAGGGCTATGGGCCATGGAGGGTTTATAAAAGTAAGAGGGAAAACTCGGGGACGACTCAACGACGAGATGGAGAAGCACTCCCCGTTCTTCCGAGAGCGTAAGCAAGGTGGGGGGCACCAGATACTGTCCGCCGGCCTCGGTGGAGGGGGCATGCAGGAGTTCTACATGCAGGGCAAGTACTTTACTCCAGGCATGGAAAAACGGACCGGCCTGTTAGCCAGAACACGCTGGGCCATAAGCGAGTTTGGCGAGCTAGGCATGTGGGGCATTCAAGAGATGGACATGCAGATCGGCTACATGGTCTGGGAAGGCTCGAAGTGGAAAGTAACCCAGCAGATCAAGGCAGAAAAGGCTGCCGCTAAGGACACCACCCCCATCGTCGAGGACGCTGAGTTCTTCGAGCGAGTTAATGACATGGCAGTGGACGTGTTCCTGAGGTCTCAGCCCACCTGGGATGCATCGACGATCTCTGGTCTGGCACGAGAGGGACGCCACGGTGATATATTCAAGTTAACATCCACCGCGTATGGGACCCAGCGTAGCAAGATCACCAACATGATGCGGCAGGTATTCCTGGACTGGAAGCACGGGGAGTTCGGCGAGATGAACAGCCCTAAGGCTATCGGGATAATGCTTAAAAAGATGTTCGCTCCCCTGGTGCTTAACGCAGTAATGATTGCCGCGACAAAACGAGGCGTCGTTGCCGGCACGGCTCTATGGTGGGCTATGTTGGGATTTGGTGGCGATGATGAAGATGAAGAACAAGGGTTCTGGGAAGGACTGGCCTGGGACACCGGCGGGGTTGCGATCACTACATACGTAGCCGCAGGCGACTGGATTGATCTGACCAGGGATGTGCTCCTTAATGACGACAAGCCCGATCACTTCAAGAGACCGCGACAGACGGTTGTCGCCTCCGCTATAACCAAGGTCGTCGATTTCGGCAAGGCACTGGGCGCACTCACTACGGGTGGCGAGTACGCTAAGGGCGACATCCGCGAGGGGCAGTCGAAGAGACCGGAGCAGTTAAAGGTAGCCGGCGACAAGTTCCTGGACGCACTAGGTGCCGGCGGTATCCCCATTTCTGGTCCCAAGCGATACATCCTGGACCATGTTTGGACTCCGAAGGGCAAGCCTAAGTTCGAGGACGCCGCTACCCAGGAACTACACAATGCGTACCGAGCGCATGGTGCCATTGGAAGAGAGATCACCAAGGCCAAAGAGGAGGGCAAGTCCCAGATAGAGATCGACCAGATGCGTAACGACGCCCAGTCCGCCAGGATTGCGGCAGGATTGTGGTCCGAAGTTAAGGAAATCTTCGACAACGAAGTGATGCCGGCCCGCAGAGCCAATGATAAAGAGGCAGAACGGAAGGCCCTGAATAATATGGCCCGTCTGTCTCAGACATGGGCACGGCTGGAAATGACTGATTGGGGTGCTCCTGACCCCATCGACTCCCCAATTAAGGGAACCGAGACCGGGGACGACTGGAAAGAAACGATGGGCAAGTACCTGCGGAAGAACCCAGGAGTAGACCGAGACCACCTGAAGGTACAGCAGGAGTATGAGAGGATCGCCTGGGATTCGCTAGCCACAGTAGCCCAAGCTGCCCGCATGCCCAGTGTCATAGATCCAGAGAACGAAGCATACGATAGCGACGACATTGATAAACGAGAAAAGTCTATTGCGACCTGGAAAGAGAAGCAAGAGGCAGCAGCATTGTGGCTCATCAACAACAGCGACAATCCCTACTTCACTAGGGTATTGAGTAAGTATAAGAAGCAGAAGTCATATAAGTACCGACGAAGGTCCTTCAGAAAGCATCCAGGTAAGGCTGAGTCTGCCAAGAACTTAGGCGAATTGCTAAATTAGCAGACTTTTTTGACTGATTTACATGGTATAAGTACCCCCTCCCGACGCAAAACCCACGGAGGTAATATGGACGGAAAGGCTTATGAATCAGTTCTGCAATCGCAGATTGACGACCTCAAAAAACAGTTGGCAGAGTCCGGTAAAGCTAACAAAGTACTTGGTAAGCAGCTAGCCGGCCTATCCAAGGCCAAGAGGCCTGTCCGTACTAAGCCCGCACGGCGATCTGCCAAGGGATACCTGCGGGTCATCATCGCAGACACACACGGGTCCTTTATGGACCGTGACGCTTGGGCTGCCTGTATGGGTGACCTCAAGACACTGGACATCCAGGAAGTGGTTTTGCTCGGTGACCACGTTGACTGCTCTGGGTTCCTCAGTGCACACCAGGGTCGAGCGTACGCCGATGACGCCGACTATTCGTACGCCACGGACATACAGGCAGCCAACCAGTGGCTGGACGAGCTACAGGAAGTGTGCCCAAACGCCAAGTACTACATGTGCCAGGGGAACCATGAGGCCCGACTAGAGAAGTGGGTAGCGGAGAACTCGCTCGCTCATAGCTCGGATCGACAGATGCTGATGGAGGCCCTGGACCCCGAGTTCCGACTGGACCTCAAGGGACGAGGGATCAAGTACTTCAGGCGGGGTGAGTTCAATGACACCTGTGAGGAGCGTGGTGTCATTAAATTAGGCAAGTGCCACTTCATTCACGAAGTTGCTGGGGGTCAGAATGCGGCCAGGACTTCATTAGCCAAGTTCGGGGCCTCGGTCGTATTTGGGCACACTCACCGTGCGGACTGCTCGTACATCCGCACCCCTGGGACCGGAGTAATTATGTCCGCCAACCCTGGATGCCTCACTGGACTGAATCCGAAATGGATGCACTCTCGCGGCAACACGTCGAGTTGGACGCATGGATATGCACTACAACATGTTAGACCAGACGGTGGATTCATGCACACCAACGTCCAAATCATCGACGGCAAATCCATGTTAATTCCGTTGAAGTAGGAGTAACAATATGGCGAAGGCAGCGACAAAACACGGGCTAGAATCAAACGCCAAAGCGATCAAGAAGATACTGTCCAACCTCGGGGGAGTCCGCGACGGACTACGTCCCGCAGGAGCGTTCACAACTAAGGAGTTCGCGGCACACGTAGGTGTCTCAAGAAAAACGGCACTGCTTCGACTGAGCGAGTTCAAAGACGCCGGCCTACTCGTGAATCTCGGTCGAGTCCCGACGACTTCCCCGCTAACAGAGGAGCGTACAGCGGTGCAGATGTACCGGTTTATCGCCAAGTAGGTGGTTACATGACAACGTCGTCGAACGACATCTCAGGTGCATACTTCGAACGTGGACTCGATTTGGCTAACCGCCGAGTCTTCCTGGTGGGAGACCTGGAAACCGAGTCGATCAGTAACGCCGTGAAGTCGCTCTACTACCTGGAGACAGCCAACGCCGCCAAGCCCGTGGAACTGTTCGTCAACTCCACGGGCGGCGACATAGTCGAGTCCCTGGCTCTCTACGATATCATCAACACCATCCGGTGTCCGATCCACACCTTTGCCTTCGGTAGCTGCATGTCAGCAGCCCCGCTGATTCTGGCAGCAGGTGACAAGGGGGAACGCTGGGTAGCCCCCAACGCTCAGTTCATGTGCCACGACTGGGGTGGAGAGTTAGAGGACCGGGGTGCCAACATCAAGTCCACAGTGAAATGGTTTGAACTTACCGACGAGGCCTGGATAAATGCTATGACTCTAAACACAAACAAAGACAAGCGGTTTTGGAAGAGCTTTGGCTCAAAGACATCCGACACTTTTTTTACGGCAACGCAGGCTATCGACTGGGGAATTGCTGACCATATTTGGTACGAGAAGTAAAGTTTGCCGAGGCCACAGGGGGTGATATAATGGACACATCAGACATCACCATCGACGTGAGTTGTCACGGCATCGCCGAAGGCATCACGTCCGGTCTACTAGGAGGGTCGCTCATCATCGGTGCGGCCATAATCGTCGCCCAACTGATCGCAGTTTGGGGCGTCAGAAGGAATCTAAATAGGAGTAACCTAGCTATGAACCTAAAGAAACTAATCAAAAGCAAAACAGCAGCGGGACTCTCAGCAATAATCTTAGTTGTTGCGTCGATTGGCCTGCTCTCGTCCAGCAACTCTGGATGCGACTGTGAGGACTGTCAGTGTTGTGCTGGCTGTTCGGACACGGGCTCCTGTGACTGTGACGAATGCAAGTGTTGCGACAACTGCAACTCTACCAACAATCCCGCATGCTGCCCCGGCTGTAGCCGGTAGTATGATTCCAATCCCACATTTTTTTTCCACACTATCTACCCCCCAGGAGTGACCATGTCGTCCACAGTTGAGAACAAAAGCGGAAATGGCAGAAGCAAAGAGCTACCCCGACCCGTCGTTAAGGATATCGAATTCGGCAGAGCAACCGCTATCCATGCCCCTGAGATTAAGCTACCCGAATTCTGTGCATCCCTGTTTGATAAGCACACGCCGCTCGATGACCAAGTCGGAGGTGATCACTACAAGCACCTGAAGGTTCAGCCGTTCGTCACTAACTTCAAAAACTGGGGACCGGAAGTCGCAATGGGAGAGATAATCAACCGCTGCTATTCGTTTGTGGCCAGCTACCGCAGTGGTGATCCCGACCTTGAGGAAATCGACAAGATAGTTCACGAAGCAAAAATGCTTGGGCAGTTGGTTCGAGAGGAAATGACAGAAAAATGTCAGGCCTCGGAATCATCGTCATTCTCGGAGCCGTGCTCCGAACAGAAGTCCACGTAGTCCAGGTAGACATCCTTGAGATCAACGCTCGGGTGTCGGACGCTTGGGATGAACCGGACAATTTCCAGATCATTCTCTGGGACTATCATCCGGTTCTCGGTAGACAGTGCCGAGGATGGCACTGGGTACGCCAAGTCCATAACCCCCGTTGGTCTGAGGACGGAACCAAGAAGACCCTGTCCTGGTACAGTGAGGGGGTGCTATGTCGGATAGAGTATAGTGTTGTGAGGTATACGTTTACGTCACAGGACCCAGAAGTCGAGGAACGGCGGCTCATGGAGGACACCGTTTGGGGTGCCAACTGGGCCCACCTCTTTGAATGAACCCCCTAAGTAGGCTATAATTAAGAACGCATCAAGCTAGCTTAGTAGATAAGCCTGGAGAATGGTATGAAGAGAGCTTTACTAGCAGCGGCCCTGATCTGTCTGGCGTTACTACCAGTCAGTGATTCCTTTGCATCCAAAATTTTACGTGTTGGTCGAGGTGACCGGCTCGGCACCGGATTCATCCTCGCAAGTCAGAAGGGCACGGCAAACAGATCACTGGTCATAACGGCGTGGCATGTACTAAACACCCAAGGGGACGCTTTCGCCAAGCTCGGAGACACCGCATACCCGGCTGTCTCGTACCGGGTAGACAACAACAACACGTTAGTCTGGAAAGATGGCGAGGGGCACGATCTTGCGGCGTTCGTCATCGACACCGGAGAGCAGTCCTGGGTCCCGTATTCCGTTGGCAGAGCCGAGCGAGGCAAGACCTACCACGCTTATGGATACGGTGGTGGTAGCTTTAAGGCTACAAAACTTCAAACCAAATACACACTATTAGGGGCAGTACGCCCCGGCGATAGCGGTGGTCCGATATTTGACGACCAAGCCCGAGTTGTTGGGATGGCTATCGAGATATCGGCCCCCGGCCAGGGCTTTTCGGCCAATCCTCGGTTCACCCACACAAATGCGGTCTCGCCCGAGCACATCGAGTCGTTCGCATCACGGGTGCTAAATAAGCTGGGCTGGCGCTGCCCTCCAGGTGGTACGTGACTGCCTCCGGGCCAAGCAGGTCCTAAGTTTAGGCCTCCGAAGTTGCTACCCGAGAAATGTCCTCCAGACACACCAGAGCCCACGTCCCCGGAGATTGACTACGACAAGCTGGCCGAGGCCCTCGCCCCCATAATCGTCGAGAAGTACTTAGAAAAACTCCGAGGACCAGAGGGCATGACAGGCCCCCCCGGACCTGGGGTTGTGCTTGACGAGGAGGCTGTGGCTGAGATAATGAGATTCCTCCCTCCGGTCGTACTGGAACTCCATTATGACTTTAACGGAGACGGGATTATTGATAACAACGAGATTCTACGGCAGGCCCAACCCCTTGGCTCGCCGCTGAGAATTGGTTTCAAGGGGAAAGCTAAGGATACAGCGAAGTCGGAGTAGGTGGATGGGAATTCTTGATGGGATGCCCTGTCCCAACGACGAGGCTGAGTCCGGGAGTAACAAAAGCATGGCAGCACTAGACAGCGACAGCTATCTGCATTGGAAGGAACACTTGTACAAGAGTGGTCAACGCCAGTCGGATTCCGCCGATTTCTTCAGTGACGCTCTGCGAAGTCAGCACCTCGAAGGCAAAGTGGGCATGCGTGAGAGCGTAGCGATCCGCAATCTGCCGCCGGAACGTGATGCTGCTTCCAGTTCGTAAGCTGAGTAGTACCAACCTGGGACTGAATCGTGGATATAAACTACGATGCCTACTTCTTCAAGCTACGCCGAGCCGTAATTGACGGCGATGGTGTAGGGAAAGTCATTCAAGAGCATGGAAGAGATATCGCAAGAAGACTTGATGACCTTGCCAAAGAATTTGAGGGAGAAGCTGACAGCGAAGTTTCTGAAACTGAAGGCGGGGGAAGAAGCCTCGCACCTTCAGGATCAGATAGCTATGACGTCCCACAGCCGCCGCAAAGCGGATAGATATCTCGACCAAATGCTCCCCCCTAGTGGGGGGGCAGAGGAAGACCAGATGGGTGATATCATCATTGCTGATGACATTAGCATTGGGATGCCGGCTAATCCCGAGCCCCCTGCTGAGGCCGCTCCTGTAAAGGAGGTCGCTCTCAAGAAGAGCTTATTGTCTCCCCTTCTCAAGTTCGCACTCGCCGCTGGCATAGGCGGCACGGGCTTGGGGGCCGGCGTGGGCATTCCCCTCGCTATCGGTAGTCTGTTTAAGTCAGGAACTGTAGTCACTCCACAGCCCGACACAGATACCGACACCCATTTGATTCCTTTTCTTCCTGCTCGTAAATAGTTTCGGAATTTTTTCTAAATTATCGAACCATTGACGTCTAGCCGGCGTACAATAGCCAGACGTTCGAATTTTTTAGAAGGAGTGACGAATGAGCAACGAGCGACAGCCTAGCAAATCATCTAGGTTCTGCAATCTCGAAGGTCGCCGCTACGGCAACATTGTAGTAGCGGAAGATCCCGAGGGTCAGTGCAGCACGAATCCTCGAATCACAATCCGGTGCGATTGTGGTGCGACGGTCCAGGCAGTTAAGCACTCCGTAAAAAAAGGTGCAGTGCTCTACTGCACCGCCCAGTGCACCCTCCGGCAATCCCCCATACCCGTCAGCAGTCGACTCTACCAGTGTCATCGAAAGTACATCAAGCTCCGTCGTGTCGTAGCACGGTGGGTCAATTTCCGCGACCTATTGCGGGACATCGGTGACGAGACTCTATGGATCGGCCCCCGTGACAAGAGAAAGTTTCTGGGTCCACAAAACTACGTAACTTTCAGCGGCAAGTGTGCGGGAACCGTGGTTGACGTCGGAGGTGACACTAGAACTCTGACAGGCTGGTCCAAGCTTCTCGGAATCAGCAAACAGCGCGCCTCACAGTTGTACCACAAGGGGCAGCTACCAAAGCGGGTACGAGCCCGGAAGCGGGAGATGGAGAATACGCTCTTCTACCAGAACGAGGAGTGGCAACCGAAGTCCCGAGACGAGATCAATGACGAAGTTTGGGCTGATATGTGCAGCCAGGACCGCACAGCAACCCATAGAGCAATGAAACTGAAAGAGGTGAACGCATGAAGATTGTACGAGCAACGGAACAACTGGTAGTGGCTAACACCAACGTCATGGTCTACGGTTCACCTGGAACCGGCAAGACCTCCTGTGCGTTCACTGCGTCCAAGCCTCTTTGCCTGGACTTCGACCATGGATCACATCGCTCGGGCTACCGTGGCGACACCGTGATCATCGACTCTTGGTCTGAAGTCTCGGGCTTGGGGGCACAAGACCTAGTGGAGTACGATACCGTCATCCTGGACACCGTTGGTCGAGCCCTGGACTACCTGATCATGGAGATCGGAAGCCGAGACCGGCGACTGGTGCGAGAGTCTGGTGAGCCGACGCTACAGGGATACGGGGAGCTTAAAAGCACCTTCGCCCGCTGGGTTAAGGGTATCCTGACGCTCGGCAAGGACGTGATCTTCTTGGCTCATGACAAAGAGGCCCGGAATGGTGACGACCTGTACATACGCCCCGACATTACCGGCGGCACGTACCATGAAATCTTCAAGCTGTGTGACGCCGTTGGCCGGCTGCACAAGCGTGGAGACGACAAGACCGTGTTGGACTTCTCACCCCGTGGCGAGTGCCTCGGCAAGAATCCCGCCGGCCTTCAGCCGCTGGTTGTGCCTAGCTTCGACGACGAGCCCAACTGGTTCGCCGGCCAAGTGACGGCAATCAAGAAGGGCATGGGATGCATTGCCAAGACCCAGTTCAAGGCAGTGGAAGAGCTCGAAGAGTTCAAGGCTGAGTGTGGCTTCGTCGAGTCCGCTGACGACGCCAATACACTGCTCGGGCTCGACAAGTACTTCAAGGGCAACCGCGCCCTGGTCGCACAACGAAAGAAACTTCTCCAAGTCAGAGTGACTGAACTTGGGATTACCTACGACAAGAAGCAGAAGGCTTTTGTCTAAACCCCGTATTCTAGAAAGGAATACAGCGTATGTTCACAGAACAAACAATCAAGGCGACGGTCCACGACATCGAGCCCACGAAGGAATTCGGGAAGAACGGCTTCCAGAAGAGGTCGATGATTTTGGTCCAGGGTGCCGACAGCAAGTACCCGAATTTCGTGCCGATTGAATTCACCCGTGACCTGATCGGTATCCCCGATGGGTTCAACGTCGGTGACGAAGTCGAAGTCGGCTATCGTCTGTCCGGTCGCCGCTGGCGTAAGGATGAGTCGAGTGAGGTGCGTTACTTCTTGTCCTGCGAAGGTCTTTGGGTACGTCCCGCAGCCCCCGCAGCGGCACCTGTTGCCGAGACTCAGACCGTGACCGAAGAGCTACCTTGGTAAGATGCGGATATCAACAACAACACTGGAATCGTATCGCCTCTATCGAACCTTTTCTTGGATGACGACCGACGACATGGTCGCAACCGCAACAGGAACGAAAGAGTGGACACCTGCAATGTCCGCCGGCACCCTCTTCGAGAGTGCTGTGGACGGTGAAGTGACTGACGGGGTAGACGCATCGGATGTGCAAGGCGTCCGAGAGCGTCTCCCTGAAGGTCGCATTACCCAGGCCAAGGTGACGCTCGATGTCCTCGGACACGAGATCGTCGCCAAGGCCGACTACTTGCATGGGCTCCAGGTACGAGACCTTAAGACAACACAGAAAGCTATCAAGATAGACCGCTACCTGGACAGTCTCCAGTGGCGGATATACCTTGAGGCTTTCGGTGGTACTGAATTCTGGTACGACGTGGTGCAGATCAAGCTGCTGAATGGAATCTGGACGGTCAAGGGCATGGAGCAGTTCGTCTGCTACCCGTACCCTGACCTGAAGGCCGACATAGAGCACTGGGTGGACCGCTACGTATCTTGGCACCGCACCGTGGGGCTGGAAGAGAGAGAGCATGAAGATCGGCAAAGCTGAAGTTGATGAGTACGGTGCCACGATGCCCAAGGACGCGACTGTGAGGGACTTCGAACAGGCCCTCCAGTTCGCGGCCTGGGCCATCCAGGGTGCTCCTTGGTGGATCGGAGACCTATTGAATGAAGCAGAACGGCGGTTCGGGGACGGATATGCCCAGAGCATCCCAGAATCACTGTCTCTGAGCAAATTAAATAGATTGCGTAGTACCAGTGACAGGGTGGCGAAAGCCTCTAGGAAGCCGAATTTGGGGCTCTCACAGGCTCACTACGATACAGCAGCCCGTCTGCCGGCTCAGTTCCAGGACGAGTTTTTGGAGCTAGCGATCCAGAAGGGATGGGGAACCAACCAGTTTCGGGATGTGGTCAGCGAGTACTTGAGGATATCTAAAAACAAGTACCGAAGTGAACTTACAGAATAGGAAGGGTATACCTCATGAAATTAGCAGCGCAATGCATCGTCAGTTTTTTCTTCGGAGTCCTCGTGTTTTGTTTGTTCGCCCTGCCGGCAGTAGCCGGGGTGATAGTTGGCATTGAGGTGTGGCTGTACCTCGGGGGCCTGCTGGGGATCATACTCGGTATGACGGCGTGTGCAATCATTGAGATCGGAGCATACTTTGGTTTTGGCCTACTGTTTATTTCTCTTGGCGTACGACGATGACGTATGTTCTCAGGGTTTGGACATGAAGGAGAAAGACTTCGATACAGTGGGGGTAATACTGGTCCCCATTTACGTGATAGTCTATGTCTGGTTGTTATTCAGAGTATTTTAGCAAGGAGTGAACCATGAAGGTAAAGCGACAACGGGCCTCTAGGGCCAAGGAAGATACCACCCGCTGGGACCGCGTAGACATTAGCAAGGAAGTTCTCGAAACAAAGAACAAGGACAACATCAGGCGGCTCGCTCGGTCCCTTGAAGTTATTGCCGCCGACTTCAAGGACATCGGAAGGGAACTTAACAAGGCGGCACCCAACGCCGATGAACCAGAGGGACTTGAAAAGGTTGCCTTCATTATGCTCATGCTCGGTATGACAACAGCCCGAGTCGAGAACGTAGGCAGAGTGATCCAGAACCTAGGCCGCGACGGTCAGGGGGAGTTCCTGGACCAGATGCTCAGCGAGATAGAGAAATCGGCTGTACGGGAATGCAAGGAGGACGCCAAGCGGAGAACGAAGTATGGTTGGTAAGCGGCATAAGTACAACGCGAAGTCCATTGCGGTCGACGGTCATAATTTCGCCAGCGTCAAGGAATCGAAACGCTACGTCGAGCTACGTAACATGAAGGCCGATGGGCTGATAAGCAACCTGGAACTGCAACCAAGGTTTTCATGGAAGACAATCTATGAAGCGAACGGCAGGTCCATGGAGAACAATCGCTACCATTACCGGGCTGACTTTCGATACCTGGACGGTGACGGCAAGGTAATCGTAGAGGACGTCAAGGGTTGGCGGACCAAGGAATATCTCAGGAAAAAGAAAATAGTGGAGTGCCTTTATGATCTACAAATCGTCGAAATCTGACCGCTGGTCTCGCATGGCTGAATTAGACCCATGGCAACGTGCTGTGTACATGCTGAAGTTAGCCGCCCTGTTCCCGACTAGGCTCCCGAAAACTGAGGATGACCGCATGGCGAACTGGCAGAAAATGGACCAAGCCTTGGACGAGACTATCGAGGCCACGGGGGGCTCGAAGAATGAGAAACCGCTCAAAGAAACGCTCGAAACAGGACCGTTCGGACGAGACACTGAGGTCGACTTATCGTGATCTGTTCCCATTCTGCCAGCTATGCGGTAGCGTCGCCTGTGACGTTCATGAGATCGCCAGGGGGGCTAGACGTGTTAGGGCTCAGGGTGTACGATGTTGCTTACTTCATCTGTGCCGGCCCTGCCATGAGCTCATGGGAGACTACGCGGAGTGGCCGGTCGAGAGACAATTGAGACTGAAGAAGTTAGCAGACCCCGAGGGGTTTGACTTGGAGAGGTTCCAAGAGATATACGGACGACAAGTAGACATTGCGGAGGAGACGCCGTGAGTTTCGATCCATCTGAAATCCTGCAACCTGACGAGATACGCACCGTAGTGACCATGCTGCGGTCTAAGTCTCGACACCCAGCCGGCAGGCTCAACCTTACCCTCTTCCGCCTAGCGGCATGCTGCGGGCTCCGACGCAAAGAGATTAGCCTCTTGGAGATTCGTGACGTGCTGCTAACAGGTGCACGACCAGTAATCCGGGTACGCCCTGAGGCTACCAAAGCGTCTCGGGGTGAGGCACACGGTCGCTACGTACCGCTGTACTGGGACCGGGGAACGCTGGACGATTTAGCTGCCTGGATGGAGTTCAGAAAAAGTTCTTACTTTTCTGATAAAGATTCGAACCAACCTCTCGTATGTTGCGTATCACATGCAGCCAAACTTGGTGCCAAAGTCGGCGGTCGACTTAAGGAGAGCACCCTCAGTCAACGATGGAAATCACTGATACAGTGCCTCGGAGAGGACCGGGGAAGACAAACGACGCTACACAGCGGGAGACATTCGTATGTGAGCAACTGCCTATACGCTGGTAAGACACTAGTTGAAGTAGCCCGAGCAGTCGGGCACAGAACAATCCTTACCACGAACAGATATGCTCACCTGATCGAGACTAACCATGAACAAGACATATTCGCAATGGAGACCACACATGACCACACTCACAACTTCACACAACCCGAAGTCCACCCCGAAGGTGGACGACAAAGAGCTCGCGGGCGATATCCTAACCTGGGACATTCCCAGTAAGATCGTAAAGGTTTCGCTACTGCGGGACGCAGCAACTGCCGCCGGCCTGGATGCCGACATGATCCAAGACCTTCAGCACAAGAGTGCGTTCACCCGTGCCACCAACAGGATGGTGAAGGGTCTGGACAAGATCGTCGAGCGGGTATCCAGGGACGGCACCTTGGTCCGCCACCAGTTCACCTACGAGAGCAAGACCGACGCTATGATCAATCACGTCTTTGAGGCGGTAGTCGAACTGGACGTCAAGACCGGGACCGTTACCCCAGTGACCTTAGGGCAGGAAAGACTCGCCATCGACATCGAGCGGTACATGGCCGAAGAGCAGACCCGACGTAACTCCGGTGACATCACCAGGATGGTCAAGAAGTTGTGCAGGGACAATGCGGACCTGTGGCCGATCAATAAGAACAAGGGCGTTGCCTACTTCTGCCCGTCAGAGTTCCACGCCTTTGCCGACAAACTGGAGCGTTGGATGACTGACGTCACTGGCGACCCCTGTGCTCTGTCACGGTTCCCCATCCGAGTGGGCACCGAGAGGGGCAAGCAAGCTCTGAGTAACGTGCTCCGAATCGGCATGGACCAACTCCTGTCGGACCTGGAGAAGGCTACACAGGCCTTCAACATGGACCCCGAGGAGGGCTCTTTGACCCGCAAAGGCACAGTTGCCAAGAAGGTCAGCGAAGTTGAGGCCGTGGTTCTCAAGCTAGAGGCCTACGACAGCTACCTGGACTCCTGCCGTGTCGACTTTCGTATGCGGGCGACCGAAATCAACCGCAGGTTCCAGCGTCAACTGACAACCCTGACCGAAGCAAAGGAAAAGAAAAATGGAAAATCTGAGCCCGACGCATCTGGCAAGTGATTTGATCGAGAAGATCGGACCCCATGCTGCACTAGGACTGGCAATGAACATGGGCGACGCATTCAGTGAGTACGATAACGGCAACGTGCAGGACGTCGCCAAGAAATTCATCGACAGTGACAGGGAGAAAGCCGAAGCGTTCGTGTTCTGTGCGATCATCGGCTCGTCCCTGGTCGTCGAAGCACTCAAGACCATGTATTCCAAGTAACCCACTTACTCATTCGGAGACCAATATGAGCAAGAAAATGACAGCGTTCGACAAGTTCTCTCAGGCAGCCGAAGCGTTCAAGGTCGCTCTCATCGAGCGTGAGGACGAAGTTGACCTGCTGCTGACCGCAGCGATCATCGGCGACAACTTCCTTATGCTGGGAGCTCCCGGTACAGCCAAGACACTCCTAGCGGAGCTATGGGCTGACGTCATCGACGCCAAAATCTTCAAGCGTACCCTCACCAAGTACTCGATGCCTGATGAACTGTTCGGTATCCTGGACCTACGTGGCTACAAAGAAGGCGAGTACCGTCGCCTGACCGCGAACAAGCTGCCCGAGGCAGAGATTGTGGTCATCAACGAAGTCTTCAAGGGCTCCTCGGCCATACTCAATTCGCTTTTGACTATCACCAATGAGGGCACGTTCGAGGACGGGAACGAGATTCGTCAGACCCCGGTCAAGACGATGATCGGTACGTCTAACGAATTCCCCAAGGCGGATCAGGGGCTCGACGCCTTTGCTGACCGCTGGTTGATCCGCAAGCACGTTAAGCCGGTTGCGACGTCCGCTGGACTTCACCGCTTGATGTGGGCGTCCCCGGAAGACCTCACCCCCGATCTCGGATTCAAGATCAGTGGGGATGAGATCGACAAGGCGTCCGCCGAGGCTCAGGCACTCAAGCCGAGCTCCGAGTGTGAGCACTCTTATCACGCTATCGTGAAAGAGCTCCGCCGCAATGGTGTCATGACGGGCTGCCGGCGTATCCGCCAGTCCACTGCCGCCATCAACGCCACTGCTTGGCTGGCCGGCTCGAAGACAGTAGAGCCCGAGCACCTGAGCGTTCTGGAGCACACCATGTGGAATGACCCGGACCAGCACAATGTGACCAGGGACATCGTCACCAAGATCGCTAACCCCGAGGCTCTCAAGCTGAATACCCTCAAGATGGAGGCCGAGAGCATCGTGGAGGAGGCCGACATGACTAACGTGAAGTCCCTGACTGACACCGGGGTACGCCTCAAGAAGGTGTACAAGCAGGTCGGGAAGCTGAAGCAGACCAGCAAGGCCTCTCGCATCTCGGAGAACATCGAGTCCGAGATGTGCAGGATCAAGACCATCCTGGCCGAGAGCCTCGAATTTGTATTCTAACCAACAGCCCAGGGGGGAGGTCTCCCTGATCGGTCGCCGAGATCGTTCAGTCCCCCCTGGGTTTTTTCGAACACCCGAGACACCAGATGCGTAGTACTAACATGGTAATGCCCCGCAACGACAGTGATTGATGAGACCACTGTCGGGGGCTCCTAACACGAGCCCCAGCGGGCCTTTTAATCCTAACCCCGGAGAAAAGAAATGAGCGAGAACCTAACTGAAAAACTGACTGGCCTAGCCTCGCAGCTAGATCGGTCACTCAACCCCCTGGGCAAGTCTGACCTGGGGTTCCTCGGCAAGGTCGAGGCTCAGGACACCAAGTCCGATGACCTCGAATTCGGCCCCACGGTCGACGGCGAGACCCCTGTTGTGTACTCAGACACCGTACTGAGGCACGACCTGTGGTCCAAGAATCGGGGCATCGAGATTCTCGACGACACGCCGGTACTACAGGAAATGTACGGGTGCCAGTCCCTCAAGACCGATGAGGACAAGGAACGACGTCGTCAGTCCGAGCTTGCGACCGCTGACTTCTTCGAGTCTCTGTTCGGGCTCAATACCGAGTTCGCTGAGAACCCGCACGACGCCAAGCGTGAGCAGTACATGCGTGATCTGATGGAGACCGAGGAGTTCCAGCAATTGCGGAATGATACCGCCCTGGATGAGTATTCGTCGTCACTGGCGACCGTGCGGATCAGCGAGCAGTGGGCTGCCATCCAAGATAAGCACGGCGAAGAGCCGGGGGAACCTGGGCCTGAGGGAGGCTTCGGCCAAGAGGCTAAAAAGGCCCTGGACAACGCTAAAGAGGACATTCAAGACCTTAAAGATGCCCAGCGTACGCTCGGGGGCATGGGCAGTGGCGACACTTCCCGGCTCGGCATCAAAGAGGTTGAGCGTATCTACAAGAAGATCAAGAACAGCAAGCAATTGTCCGAAATCTGCCGGCTCGCCGGTCGATACCAGAACCTTGCCGCATCCCAGCAGCGTACCAAGACACCCGATGGGTGCGAGGACGTCGTGGGGGTGACCCGCACGGGAGACATCTCCCAGGTTCTGCCGCAAGAGATCGCGTTCCTGGGTGAGGATGACCTGCTGGAACTGGAGTGCTTGCGTCGTATTAGCGAATCCCAGGCCTTTGCCCGTGAGCACATTGGATACGAAGAGGAGGGCAAGGGGCCAATCGTAGTTGTGTGCGATGAGTCTGGCAGCATGTACGGCGACCCGATAGCAAACGCTAAGGCCTTGGCCCTGGCGTTGTATTGGATAGCCAAGAGCACCAAGCGTTACGTGTGCTTAGTCGGGTTCAGCGGCGGTCGTGAGGGTACGTACCTTGCCATCCCGCCCGATGCAAACAAGCCCGACGACCTGCTTGACTGGTTGGACCACTTCTACGGCGGTGGCACTACCTGCGACGTGCCCCTGAAGGAACTACCGGCTAGATGGGATTCCCTCGGGTGCCCTGCCGGCAAGACCGACATTATCTTGATCACCGACGCCTACATCAAGGTGCCCACCGAAGTTGAGGCCGAGTTCAATACCTGGAAGGCTGCCAAAGAGGTCAAGATGACCACGCTGGTGCTCAGCCAGAAGGATCATGGCTACGGCTACCGAGGCGAGAACGGCTACCGTGACTCATTGAACGCAGTCAGCAACAAAGTCCACCACATAACGAATTTGAGCGTTGAGAGCGATGCTGTGGCTGACGTACTGAAAGTGTAAACCCAAACCTGGAGACCAAAATGAAGAACAGAATCCCAAAACCAACACCCAAGGAAACAATGGACCATACCGGGGACGAACTCGGTAAGGTTCAGGAGCACGTTCGTTCCAGTTTGGAAAGGACCATGATACCGCACACAGAAAAAGAGATAGGACGATTCGGTGCGGTTGGCGGTATAGCCGTCGCCCTTGGCATGGCCGAGGCTGCCGCTGGTGCAGTCGCTGGGCTAGCCTGGAGTGCCGGTCAAGGCGAGGAGTACGTTGTCGATATCTACGCCAAGATCATGCAGGCCGTGGGCGACGCCATCAACTCAACCACACAGACCATCCTAAAGGATCACCTCGGAATCGAAGTGGACGACATTGGTATCGAGAAGGCCATTGAGAAGATGAAGGAGCATGGGGCCGGCGTGGACTCTAAGATAGGATTCCTGTTCGACCCCGAGGCACTAAAGAAAATCCTCAAGGACGACTTCGACGGGTTCAAGGAGTCTGGAGACGACGGGTTCAGTCTGCCGAGCGAGTGGGATGACCCCGCCAAGAAGCAGAAATTCTTTGACGACCTTTTCGACCTGGACGGAGGTGACGAATGAACCGCCCCACTGGAGTGCCAAAGCGAATATGGAAAGAGATGAACGCCCACGAAAAGAAGGCCATGAACTCCGGCGTTGGTGACTTGCTGGTGATAGTGCCCACGGGTAGCTGGCTGTTCGATCCCGCTGGGGCCACTGAGACCTCGGCTGGGTTCGATTTCTTGTGCTTCACCGACACTGACAAGATCAACTCGATGTCGCGGCGAGTCACCTGGAAAGAGAAGGGTAGGCTATGGAATCAGTCTACCTCAGAGCTAGCCATGGTTGCTTTCCGCCATCGATCCGCCGACGTCCTGCTGATGTTGTGCATCGACGCTGAGATATTCGAGAGCCTCACCGGAGCCCATTCCATGATTTTGGGTGACCCTGAGAAGTTCGACACCAAGCGTAAGCGGAATGCCTACCTGAGCCGCATCGCCCATCACGGAGACGGCCTCAAGCATGGTGTGGACATGATAGCCGGTCATAAACTCCACAAGAAGTTCGTCGCGGATGCGAGAGCCAAGGAGGCCCAGTCATGAGAACCGGTCACTGCCAGAAAGCACGGCACTCCACCCGAAAGGGGGCGGTAGCCGCCAGAGCCAAGATGATACGCCAAGTTCGGGGTCTGACGAAGTCAGGCATGAGCGTGTACCTGTGCGAAGCATGCAATTGCTGGCACATAGGCAGACGGAGAGAGCACGACCGAGTTTACACGGCTATGCGACGGAAGATTCGAGAGAAATGACGTATCACCCCTACCGTAATGGATGGAGCGTGAAGCCTGGACTGCACAGGTTCCCACATCATACCGGCCACGACCAGGACGATCAGTTCTTCCAGATGGACCGGGACTTCGACCGATTCATCGAGGCCAAGCGTAACGTCACGCACGACCCTCACCTGGAGCACTTCCTGCCAGAGCTCGCCCGTGAGACCGTGCGGGAATGGATCGCGGCGGAGCTCAACGAGCCCGCCGACGCTACGCTGGATGAGCTAGCGATGGCAATGCAGGAGGACTTCGCAATCCACTGCTACACCGAGGACCGGGACTGGCTAGCCATGCTCCACTTCTGCTTCCCGAGTGGATGGAGTCCCGCTGAAGTGATCGGGGAATCGTTTGCCGGCACACATGCAGACGTCCCAGGCATGGCATTACCGCCGGCACTCACCCACTCGATGATGACTGGAGGCCCCTTTGTGCGTTACAACTGGGGGGTTGCGTACTCTCAGGACCTGCTGCGATACCACAAGGACAGGAACACGTACCGGTTCAATCCCTCAGACCCCGAGGTCTACGTCCAGGTCGAGCGACAGCTTACCAAGGGATTCCCCGAGGCTAACTGTGCCATATTCATTGTCCGACAGTACAACCTGGATCACGCCGAGACTGACTGGCCGGCACTGCTGACCGCACTCGAAGGGATGCCCCCCGAGGGCGTCGAGTACAAAGGCATTCAGCCTGGAGTGATCGAGCACGTCCGCACCCTGGTATAAATCAGGGCACAAAAAAACCCGCCGGCCCAATTAAGGGACGACGGGCTTCTAGGGCAGTGGGATGCATTACCTCGGCGTACTGTCCTGTGTACACAGGAGACGACCGAGACCACTCACTCCTTGTTTCTGAACTTGGTCACCCGTGCACGCACGGCAGACATCTTCTTGTGTAAGCACTTGGCGTGCATCACATCAGCGTTGACGTGCTTCGACACCAAGGGCTTCTTGCAGATAGAGCATCTCATTCTTTTGTCTCCTCTCGATTAGATGCATTACAACTCCCAGCATGGTAGTTGCAATAAGGGTTTCGGCCTCCCATCCCCAGTAGACCGGGGACAGGAAACCGAAAAGGTAGTAAGTAAAGCCTGAGTACATCAAACCAGCACCCATTAGAAATTCTCCAATAGGTTTGCTAGGACGCTGAAGCGCTTAGTCTCGCCCACGAATCGGACGACGGCGAAATGCTTAGCAACCCCGATCATGACAACTGCTCGCCCGTTAAGGCGTGCCATCGTCAAGTACTCAAGACCATGCACTTTAGGTTCTTTCATGCTCACGCTCCCTTGCTAAGGTCGAACTGATTGTAGTCTTCACGGTACTCTTCAACGTCGAGACCGGCAGTGGATGCCGCCTCAAACAGGTCACGGAAGGTCCGCTTAGTGGTATTGCGGGGCATACCGTATCCCCACACCGACGCACTAAGCTCGCCCATTGCTGCACGCACAGCAAACATCATCACTTCCCTTTGGGACTCACTCATAGAATCACTCCTCTCAAAACAGAAACAAAACGGCTCAGAATCTCAATTGTATCAAACGGTCGACAATCGGATACCCCAGATTTGGGGTATCCTCAGTGGATCGTTACTTGTCGTCAGGCCAACTCTCGACCTCTTCAGCGTGCTTACCATCGGCGTATGATTGCATTACGCCATCAATCTCACGCTCGGCAATGACCAGTAGTACCTTGGCAATCGCCTCGGGGTAACTGCGATGAGACGACAACTCGTACAGATCGTAGTCGTCAGGTTCCCAGTGACCGCCGGGGGTACAGCGAGTCTCAAGCACCGTCCAGCATGGATGGTACTTTTTGCCGGCAATGGTGCTGATATCCATCTCATCGATTTGCAGGGTCAGACCATGCTCTTCGATCTCGATGAAGCACTCATCCACATGCTTGAGTGGTTCGACGACGAAACGCTTCAGCAGTGGCGGATTGTATTTTCCGCAACCTGGAAGCACTTGCCTCAGCATGTCCACAACCTTGTCGCGGTCACGCTTGAACGCATCAATCATCGCACTTTCGGATACATGCATACTCAATCTCCTTGTGTAAATGAAACAAACGGCTAACATCCTCGACCACTCACGACGAGTGGGCGAAGTGCTGGTCGTCAGTCGGTGTACTCACGCTTGATAAGAGCGTCGAGCTCACCAGCAACCATCATCTCGACATCGTAACGGGTGTAGTCACCGGCAATGAGCTCGGCACGATCACTCTCGATGTCCAGGTGATCTACCAAGTAGTCATAAGACTCCTGGTACTCTGAGGGTGCCTCAGGCGGATACCCCCAGTACCGATCATGCTCGGAAGCAGTCGGAATCAATGAATTACCGTGCATTGGTAACTCCTTTCTGCGGCATTCGCCGCTGCTACTCGTTCCCAGCTATCCACGATCACCTCTCCGGTAGAGTTGTCGAGGTAGTAAATCCTCCCGTCGAGTTCGACGTAACACGCCTCGCAGTTTGATGGCGCGACCAACGTCGGTGCTGAATCACTCATGCTCACCTCTTTCTGCGGCATTCGCCGCGATAACTTGCCCCATACATTCTCCCCCGAACCGTTCGGGTTGTAGGCGTGGACATATGACGCCTCGTTGTTCGGCCTTTCGGCCTACAATGTATGCTGCCCAGGGAGGGAATCGAACCCTGTACTCCGCCAAATACCTGTCGGCCTCCCAACGTTGAAGGTAACTATCCTTCAACGGGTCTTACATCGCGGCTAGTTAGACCGCTAATAAGCAAAGCAAAGCCATCAGAGAGTACGGGTCTACCGAACTCTCATCAGGCAACAACAGGTAAACGGTGTGTTGCCATTACACCACCCAGGCATAGTGAATCTTCAGCACATAAGTATGTGGCTGAGTAGCCCGTCCGGGGGAACAAACCCGGACGGGTTGGCTGAGCCACAAGCTCAGACTGGGCAAACGAACTCGGTTAGGTCTATTGTTTCCCCCTTTCGATAGTGGGTGAATAGCCTTGACGATCCCGCCTAGCGGACTTCGTCATGCCTCGGAAATCCTCCCAGCACTCATCCTTCGTATCGTATGGACCGTATCCACGGCCCTCGAAGCGAAAGCACCAAGCCCCACCCTTGCGGGCGAACTTGCGTAAGTGTGGGAAACGCAACAGTGGTTCATGATCAGTCATGATACCCCTTTCTCAAAGACTGTAACGAGTTTCGTCATCTTCAAGCATTGCAAACCCAGCACCGATACGCTGACCGACAGTCGGCTTGTAGTCTCGGTAATCATCGTGGGCGTGCATACCAGCATTGCGGCGTGCCTCCTTAACAGGATCGCACTTGTGGTTGTTCAACTCCTTGTTGGCACAATACACATGCTCACCGCAACCGACACATGTGAATTGATACGGAAGTACCTTTGCCATTGTTCATCTCCATTTTGGGTTAACATTGATAAAGCCGAGTGTGCCCCCCGTGGGGGGCAGGGTCGGGTCTACCGCTGATTGGACGACCACGTCCGCTCAGAGTTGTAGTGACCTGAACCCCGATCTTCGCAATCGAGGTAGTCCAAGTCCCATGCGTCACAGAAGTGACGAAGGTCCGCGATCAGGTCAGCGACCGGCTGCTCAGGTGAGTCTTGCAGCACGCTGCTGTCCTCACCCGTCACCTTGAGATAGTTCTCAAGGATCGCACGAAACCGGTCTACGCTTGCCTTGACGCACGCAGGATCAGATGTGTGTGGCATGATGATCTCCCTAAGTAAAGGTAGTGAATAGAACCGAGTGTGCCCCCCGTGGGGGGCGTGATCGGGGCTATATCAGTCTGGCCGACAGATAGGTACACCCGTCGAGAGTTGACACCCATTGCTTGCAATGTTGCACGCAAGAGGCTGCAAGTCCGTACTCTCTGACCTCGCCGAAGCGGTTTCGGTAGCGAACTACGTAGGCTTTCATGCTGCCCCCTCCTTAACACGTCGAATCTCGACGTGATCAGTGGCATCGGTGCAGGCCCAAATAACTCTATCGAGCTTGTTGGCTGCCTCAACGACACTGTACGCCTCAGTGGTGGCGAAGGGGGTTTTCATCCCCTCGATGTAAGCACCATAGAGCATATGCAATCTCCTAAAGTAAAGTAGTGAAACGGTTAACATCCCCGATCCCGCAACGTGCGGGAGCGGAGTGTGAATCGTTCACATGCCCAGGGCTTGCAGTTCGATTAGCAAGTATTTTTCTGACAAGCTCTCGGCTATGTCCTCATCGACGCCCTTTTCGGTCAGGTAGTTATACGCCGCATAGAACTCGTCCGCCGAAATGGCGAACTCTTGGGTTCCCTCAATTCTGTGGGGTATACGCATCCTCAATCTCCTAAAGTAAAGGTAGTGAAACGGTTAACAGGCCTACCCAACACGCTGTTGGGCAGGGCTGTTGATCGTCAGCGGATCGTGCCCCTACGGTGGAAATGAGAGACAATGGCTGGGTCTTTCGGTTTCGACAGGCGGTCAGGATTGCTGGCGGTGATATGGATAGCCAGTTCGTCATCCCAGTGGGCGATAGACTCCTCTTCCGTCCACTCGTCAGTGTCATGAAATTCGACCTGAATGTGTGCTGAGTCGTTGGGCCGATTGACGAAGATGCCATTGCTGGCAGCAACGTGAAAGCCTAACATGAACGCTTGGGCCTCAGCCTCAGTCGAGAACTTATGCTCAGAATCGAAGTTTCCCATGTGCAATCTCCTAAAGTAAAGTAGTGAAACGGTTAACATTGGGTAGCCCTCACGCTGAGGGCGACCTGTGTTAGTCGTTCAGTCGCTCGTTCTCGCCGTTGGTGAACTTGTAGTTAACGGGATCAGAACTTTCAGCGGCCCGACTGTCGCTGGGTACAAACCAACGACTCAGCAGTTCTCGCCCGCTTTTCTCTGCCTCTTCTTTGGTGGCGAACCGCAGGGCGTTGCCGCTCCACAAGCCATCGACGAAGAATTCCGGTTTCCACGAAGTCGGTTCCATCTTGTAACTACCGAACGCTGTGTGATGGTACATGTGCAATCTCCTAAGTAGTAGTGAAATAACGGTTAACAAGCGGTCACAGTCAGTTACTCCCGATGGTACGATCATCGATCAGCGACTGTAACCGGGGTGAACCGTTAGAATAAAGTCCATTCGCCATCGACGCACTTGACCAGTTGGTCAATGGTGCGTCCTTCCATCGCTCGCCGCTGGTGGGGAGTGGCGAAGTTGTGACGATCCCACTTGACCTCGATAGAATCGAGATCGATGCACGGGTGCCATTCGTTGTCTTCGCACAGCACCTCAAAATCGATCCACACCTCAGTGGTGAAGTGGGAATCACCGAACTCACGGAGCATGCGTTCGGCGTCTACAATGCTGCGAACCTGACGGGTCACAGTTTCGGTTTCCAGGTCTTCGTCGCCATCGACGGTGCAAATGGCCCGGACCAGACTGTAGTCAAAATTCGACATGTGCAATCTCCTAAAGTAAAGTAGTGAAACGGTTAACAATGATACCCACCCGCAGGTGAGTACCGTTGTGAATCGTTACGGGTTCTGCACCAGACCGAATTCATCAAGGACACTGGGCCGATGCATTTTGATCTCTTCGTTGAACCAGATGGTCTCGCCGTAGGATTCCTCCTGGATGAACCATTCATGGTCCTTCTGGTACACCCAGAATCCCAGGTCGTACTTCTCAGCCGCCTGATTTATTCGACGTTTGGTTGTTGCGGTATTAAACCCGCCGGTATTCAGCCAGACATAGTCATGGTTGAACCGGACGATGTCGGTATCGTGATACCTAACGATGGTATCAGCACCCTCATTGCGGACGGTTGTGTGTACCTTATTGCGTCCGTCCTGATCAACAAACGTAGCCATGTGTAATCTCCTAAAGTAGTGTAGTGAAAACGGTTAACAATTGGTCACACTCGCTGAGTGTAACCAGGGTTAATCGTTTACGGTTTCCGCTTGTTCAATTCCATGCAGCAGTAGCTAATCTCGTCAGCATAATACCCTGCCTTTTGACCATCGGGCCATGCCTGGATAGCGGCTTTGCAGTCGGATATGATCCGATGCAGTGTCGATGACGCCATGCGGACGAGCCGTTTTGGGTACTCGACGTGATCGATTTGTTCGGGATGCATCATGCTTCCACCTCAAATACGACCTTGTCGCCCTCGATGCGGTACTCGATGCGACCGACTGCCAAATCCTTGGCAACCCGATCAGGCATTTCCCAGCACTTGATGATATCAAGGGCAACGAGTGCCTGACTGATGTCACCGGATTCGGTGTCTTCCCGGTACTTGGCAATCGCCCAGGGAATCATCCCCGGAGCCGAACACCAAGCACTACTGGACAGCGTGTACGTAGTCATGTGTGATCTCCTAAAGTGTTGTAGTGAAAACGGTTAACATCCCCGATCTGCTCTTCAGCAGAGCGGAGGGTTAATCGTTAGCTAGTGACTGTCGGCGGATAAAAGCATAACTCGCCGGTTTCCATCCCGTAGTGATCGATTACCCAGTCGCCATTGTAGCCCTCTTCGATGTAGCCCTCGGCAACCAACGGCCAGATACGCTCAGCCACAACCGCATCGCATCCAGTTTCGTTGGCGGCTTCTTGGGCGGCGGCATTAGCCTCACGCTCGGTATCAAAGCTGCCGTACGACCCGTCACGGTTTTCGCGGTTGCCATCCTTGTCGCAAACATCGACAAGGTAATTGGATACACCGTCTTTGGCCTCATCGGCATCGGTAAAGCACGTGCCATACTCGCTGACCAGTTCGTCAAATCGTTTACGGTCCATGTGTAATCTCCTTAA